AATGATCGTCAGAAGCCAACACCGTCATCAGTTCGGGAGAGAGGTCCGCACGGCTTCCGATCGCTGCTCGCCAGATTGACGCGCTAGGAAGTTCAGAGGGCAGTGGGGCACAGAAAAAATCTGTTATCTTCTGTAAAAAGCCTAGCGAGTTATCGCCATCAAACCATTTTACAGCCACAGATTCAGGGATTCCCATGGCCGATCGAGCGTCAACAGACGCTGTTCCGGGATCGCCATAGAATTCTTGGGTGGGGTTCTGCTGATGGTGCAGCATTTGAACCACGCCTGCAAAACAGTGAGATGTTCCGCAGTGCCATGAGGATTGGTTCCAATGTGTGGGGTTTGCCAAGATCCAGTCCATGGCGTCACGGGCGATTTGTTGTTGGGGTAATAGGTTCATAGTCTTTTAGGAGATGGGTTGTCTAGAATTCAGCAGTCGTTGGTTTATGGCGCGATCGGTTCCATGCGATCGGCACAGGTCGGCGCAGGGACCACAATCACTTCATCGCCTCTAATGAGCAGGTCGATCGTTTTGCCGTCGATATTCGTTGGGCGAATGTAGGCAACGATCGGGGACTCAGCGTCAGTGGCGAGGATGCGGACCGAGAAGTCGATCGTCCCACTGCCCCTGAGAATAGATTCGAGGGTTTCGACGCCTTCAGTTTGGTCTTTGGATAGCCAAGCGAGGAGGCTGTTGCAGGATTCCCGGTGACGCCATAGGGCTTGGGTGGTGGAAGGGTCGCCGATGGGGAGGCAGTCTGCAAATTCCTGGGGAACTTCATCAACACCGACATAATTTTCCCATTGGGCGTCTGCACCCATCCGGAATTGAAGGTAGTCGTCGAGGATTTCGCAGGTTTTGTTGAGTTGGTCGGTCAGTTGTTCGATCGGGGTGGGTTCCATGATTTTAGGGGGATGGTGTGGGTAGTGAACTAGTTTTGGCCGGAATCAGACTGGTACAAGCCTTGATTCTCTCGAACACTTGCCGTAATCGCTGCTCGCCTCTTGGAGTATCCGGGGAACATTTCAGCCAGTTGTTCAGTTGTGCAACCTAAAAGCCGACAAAAATCGACTGTTTCTTGTGGAGTCATTTCAGGAGTGGACCTCCCATTAATCCAGGCATTAACTGTTTGAGTGCTACGGCCAAAACTGGCAGCCAAGTCTTGTTGAGTTAAGCCTTGGCGAACAAGGACTTCAGTAATCATCTTCCTCCGCTGATTTTCATCAATGTCGATATTTTCCATAGTAGCAAGTTGACTTGTTTGAGTCAACTTGCTACTATTTCTAATAGCTAAATTGACTACGTGAGTAGATGGTTTAGTCATCCGTCTAAGGGGATACGTTTGAAGCCTATTTCCCTTAGACTGATTAAGCTATTTTCCCCCCAAGAGTCACGATCGCGTTACCGTCCATGGGTCGCATCTGTCCTCGGGTGAAAATGCTTCAGTTCCAACGCACATAGTTAAGCCTCAACAGGGCATCTTGTCCCTCTTCGGAGGATCTGTTCTTTTCCTTAAACTCCCTTCGATCGGCTAGCCCTACCACGGCACATACCACTCGCCGATCTTTCCCCCATCCCCCAACTCCCCCATGAACAAACGACGACAAAAGAGCTACGAGGTCTACCTCTGCATCCTCGAACACCTCGAAAAAACACCCTGTTCGATCGAAGAAGCGATCGAACAGGTCAGCAAAAATCATCAAGTCACCACGATCCAAAAGGCGCTATTCCGAAAATGGCACTTCAACGATTTGACCAATTTTGGAATTGGCGATCGGAATCAGGAAACGTCAGTAATCCCTGACGAGAGTTTACAAAATTTTAGAATCTCGACTCATGGATTCCGTCTTTGGATGAATCGAGCCGAGTTGTTGGTGTTATCTAGCGAAATCCAGGCCGCGATCGAAAATCCCAAGCTCACGAGGAAAATCTATGAGTCTCGACTTCTTTCAGTTGGTACAAAGCTCACAAGACCTATCGAAACAATCCGGCCTGCTGTATCCACTGCTTTCCCGATGGTGCGAACTGGAGATGGATCGATGCCAAGAACACGGCGGCGGATGGAAAATCTCCGGGCTAATTGAGGGTGACATCCTGATTTCAGAAGCAGACGCCCGACGCCCACTGTCCGAGCATTACAAAATCGAGACTCTGAATAGATACGCGCTGCAAGCCGCTGTCCAAATTGCCATCACAGATCGACTGGGAACCTTCCTTTTACGGGGGTCTCGGAGCCGAGTTGAAGCAGAAGTAAAAGTCTTGGGGCGTGAAAGTGGGTTGATTCGATCGCCCTATGCAGTCACAGCGCTGCTAGAGGGTTATCTAAAGACCTTCTAAAAAAGAGAGGCTCTGCCATCCCCCAAGGAAACCAGAGCCACACCGTACAAATACGGTTTTCAAACGAGCATTCAGATGCCCATCAACATTTAAAGGATACAGTGACTATGCCCGCCCCCGCAATCCGTAATCCGCACAATTTCGATGCAGTAAAAGCAACCCACGCCAGCGAGTGGCGGGCAAGTTGTGTCCACGACTCCTTAATAGCCCTAAACGTCGTTTCGATGGACGGTGAAGAAGTCCTCGAAAGGTTGCTGTCAGAAGCGATCGGCCAGATGAAGGGTCACGCCGACCAATACGTCACATCCCCCGTCAAAAAGATGTTCGATCGCTACGAATCATTAACCCTTGGCGGGTGGTGGTGTAGCGGTTTAGACTCACTTCAAGATTTCGCCCCCATGGAGTGGGGACAATTCAAGGCAGACAAGCCCCGAATCGACCCCACAAAACTCAAGCCCATCAAATACGACGCGCCCCCAAAGGTCGCCACAGGAGTCTACTACCTCCGGATTTCTTGGTTTGTAGGGCTGACGATCGCCACCCAGCATGGCTACGCCGACGAATACAAAAAACGCATCACCAGCCAAGACCTGAACACCGAAGACACAGGCTTCTGGCCATGGGCACTCAAGACAATCCCCCAGGTCATCATCACCGAAGGAGCCAAAAAGACCGCTGCACTCCTTACCGCCGGATATTTGGCGGTCGGACTGTCGGGAGTCTCCACCGGAGTCAAGACCCGAGACAGTGACGGGACGCGGTTGATTGATTCAATTCTCAATCCGTACCTGGAGCCGATCGCCACCCCGAATCGATCGATCGTCATCTGCTTCGACCACGACCAATCCCCCACGACCTTCCGAATGGTCAACGGCCAAATCACCAATCTCTGGTGGGCCTTAACCAAACGCAAAGCCGTCGCCCGCATCGCAAGGCTCAACAGCCAAGAAAAAGGCGTTGATGACTTTATTGCGGCTCACGGACTCGATCGCCTTGCCGAAGTTTTCGCCGCTGCTCGTGACCTCAACGTCGATCGCGTCGCAACCTACCGCAAAATCAATGCACCCACCTCACAGACGATCGATCGGCGTTTTCTGGGCGATCTGGAGATTCCGGAAGACGCAAAGATTGTTTGCATAAAGTCCCCCAAGGGGACCGGAAAGACTGAGTTTCTAAAATCCGTGGTTCGCGCAGCTCAAAACTCTGCCTATCCGCTCCCCGTGATTTTGATATCGCACCGGGTGCAATTGGCGGGACCGATTTGCGATCGCATCGGAATTCCCTACGTTAGCGAACTGAGAGAGTCCGCAGAAGGCAAATTGCTTGGTTACGGACTCTGTGTTGACTCTCTCCATCCCGAGTCTCAGGCGCGGTTTGATGCGGCGGATTATCCCGATGGGGCGATCGTCATCTTTGACGAATCTGAACAACTGATTCACCACACGTTGTTCGCCACCACCGAAATCACCCGGCGACGGACAGAAGTCCTGAAGCAGATGGAAGCCCTGCTGCGCCAAACTTATGTCAGCGATCGGGGAAAGATTTTCGCATTGGACGCCGATTTAGGCGGCATAACCATTGAATTCTTGAAGGGCATGGCCGGAACCACCGAGCAACCCCATCTGATTGAAAACATCTGGCAGCCGGACGAATCTGAGGCTTGGGATGTGTCCCGCTACGACGATCACAAACCCGATGTCTGGCTAAGTGAGTTGATCGATGCGATCGCCGGCGGACAGAAGCCATTTATTTTTACTCAGTCAAAGCGGGCTTCCTCAACCTATTCCACCCACAACTTAGAGCTTCTTTTCCAAGCCCGGTTCCCCGATCGTAAAATTCTCCGCATCGACCAAGAGACAGTAGCGGACCCAACGCATCCAGCTTTCGGTGTCGTTGCGCGACTGAATGAAGCCCTTCCGAATTACGACATCGTTCTAGCCTCACCAACGATCGAGACTGGGGTTTCGATCGATATCCGTGGACACTTTACGTCGGTTTGGTGTTGTTTTTGGGGCGTGAGCGATAGCAACTCCGCCCGCCAAGCAGCAGCCCGTGTCCGAGAATCGGTCCCTCGCCACATCTGGGCCGCAAAACGCGGAGTTTCTGAAGTCGCCCGTGGGGAAACTTCGCTCTGGAAATTGCTAAAGGACGAAAACACCCTCGCCGACAAAGGAGCTGAACTCATCCGTCGCGCTTGCCGGACATTTTCCGTCGAGGAGGGCTGGACCACAAACGAAACTGCTTTCAACGTCTGGGGAAAACTCGCCTGCTCTACAAACATTGACCTGAAGGATTATCGCGAGGCGATCTTCAGCGGCCTTGCCATGGAAGGCCACGTTGTTAATTACTTCTTCGGAAGTAAAGATAAAGAACTCATCGACGAACTCAAGGAAATCAAGGACGAGCAAAAATCTCTGGAAGCTCGATCGATCGCCGAGGCCGAGACCGTCAACGATCGTGCGGGTGAAGCCCTCGGGAAGAAAAAGGAAAAGACAAAGGCTGAGGTCTACCAGGAAAAGAAGTTCAAGCTCCGAAAGCGCTACGGAGACTTAACCGAGGTGACTGAAGACTTGGTTCTCAAGGATGCAGACGGATGGCATCCTCAACTTCGCCTGCATTATTTCCTTACTCTCGGGAATGAGTTCATGAGCGATCGGGATGCGGAAATCGCCACCCACGCCAGCGCCAGCGGTTCCACTTGGCTCCCAACCCTCAATAAGAATTTGATGTCTCTCCGAGTCATGGTCCTTCAGAAACTCGGGATTATGGACCTGCTCACGCCCGATCGCAGTGAGCAGCAGTATCGCGGATCCGACCAGGACATTATCGAGATCGCACGAATGGCGGACCAGTTCCGCACAGACATCAAGCGAGTGCTGAACGTCACCATTCCCTCCGACTGCGCCCCCATCAAAGCGGTGAATATATTGCTCGATCGCCTTGGTGCCAAACTCACCTGCTACGGACGATCGGGGAGCCGAGGAATGCGTGAGCGGGATTATTTACTTGAATCCCTCGACGACGGACGTGACGATATTTTCACCCAATGGGCCAACGCCGATCGCCTCAAAGCCGAATCGGTGTCCACGACTTCTAAAGAAGAAGAACTAGGAGAGTTTTTCTACGATGAGGAGGCCGCAGCATGAGCCAACGAATCCCCTCATGGCTGAGTCCCGGTGCGATCGTTCGCCACCGTCCCAGCGGAGTCCTGTTCCCCGTTAGCCGACTGAAGCGATCGAAGGAAGGCCGACTCGCCGTTGCCAACGCCGCAGACATCACGAGATTTCTAGACGAGTGCGAAGAGTCAGCCCTTCCCTCGAAGCCCTTTCTCTGGCAGCCAGAGACCAAGGCCATGCACGTTTCTCGAACCCGAGACAGGCCACTTCAGGGCATCAACCTCGGAGATGAGGAAAGCCCTCACTACCTAGAAATTCGCGAGGCCGACGAACTCGACGAAGCTACCCATTCCCTCGCCAGTTTTTTTGACGGAGACATTTATGACCCAGGCTGAACAAGACTTCCAAAACTCCCACCGATCGATTCTTTTTGAACTTGGCATCGAGGTCTACCACGATCGCTCCATCGCCATCACCCCAGCCCAACGGCAACGAGTTGAATACCTCGATGGCATCGCTTATGCCGACGGACGAGACCGAGGGGCGAAACCCCACCGAAGCCGATCGCCCGACATCAGCTACGAACCCCGACAGAAATACGCATTCGATCGAGGGTTCGAGCATGGCCAATCCGATCGTCTCACCGCCTAATCCCCAAAAAGTCCCCTGAGATTCAATCATGTCCGACCTCCTCACCACCGAAGAAACCGCAGAGATTTTCCGATGTTCAACCCGAAATCTTCTCAGACTCAGAAATGAAAAAATGGTGGAGGGGATCCACTGGTATTCCCGAGGCAAGGAGAATTTCTACATCGGACCTCTGGTGAGAGACTTGGCGGTGAACTGGACCAATCCGATCGCCCACCAAAGAGCGATCGAAAACTACCGAGCATCACTGCTCAGCGGGCAGAAAAAGAAGCGCTAACCATAAAGAGACCTCACCACCGGAACGCCCACAAATCGAGCGTAATAGGAGAACATCGTCTCCTTCCGGTGCCCAGTAATAGCGCAGACTTCGAGCGGGTTCATCCCCGCCAGCAGAGACAACGAAACAAACGTATGCCGGGTGTTATAGGGTTTCCTATAGACAATCCCGGCTTTTTTAATGCAGACTTTCCAGGCATTTCGATGGAAGATGCGATCTGATATTGAGACACTATCTGATTTGCGAGAAGGAAAGACGAGAGCATTCGGCTCAACCCCTTCAGGTCTGCGAGCCAACAGCATCTCCACTAGTTCAGGGTTCAGGGCAAACCGTCTAGCCCGGTTGGTCTTCGTGCCCTTACGAATCTTCTCCCGCCCGATCGACTCGCCAATCCAGACCTCAGTACAGTCCGCCGAAAGGTGACGCCATTGCAGCGCGGCTCCTTCTCCAAACCGACATCCAGTCCCAAACAGCCACCGAACAAAATCCCCGTAAAAACGATAAGCAGAGTCTTCGTCAAATGCCTTCATTATTTTCTGAGCCTCGGCCACAGAAAACGGCTCCGCCTCCTGAATCGGGGTGAGCTTGAAATTAGCGTAGATATCTCGGCAAGGATTACGCTCTCGGCCAAGAGTCGGCTCCCAATCGATCGCGGCTGAGAGTAATCCCAGTCGTTCGCGAGCGGTGGCCGGGGACTGGCGATCGAGCAACCAATCCCTAAAACCAGCGCATTCGGATGGGGTGAGATCTTGGACCAACAATTCCTCCCCCAAAAATAGAGAGAGGTGTCCCCTCAAAATCCGGTACTTCTCCAAGCTGAGCTGACCCATAGACAGACTTTTGAAAGCCATGAACCGCTCAAAAAGAGAAATAACCGTTTGGGAGGGAGAGCTTTTGGCCTTGTACCGATCGAGGGTCGGATCGAAAGTACCACCCTTCAAATCCGTCTCGATCGTCTTAGCCTTTAGCTCCGCCTGCGATCGGTTGATGGTGTCGTTGGCATCCAATTCAAGCGATAGCCAATATCGTTTCCCATCACCACCGATTGACTTTGCCCAAGTCCACTGAAGCCGAAGCCTCCCGCGAACCTCAAGCACCGCCACAGATCCTTTCCGTCGTTGAAACCCCATAACTCCTCCTAAATCTGAACTGAGATCCCCCGATCTCAAGAACTGTCTTAGATTGGCTTATATGGTCCGTAAACGTAAGCGATCGGCAGACATATTTTTCTAAATTTTCAAGGTTCTGAAAAAGTGAAAACCCGCTCTAGAACGGGTTTTCACCTTAATCGGAATGAAAGGATTTGAACCTTCGACCCCTACTACCCCAAGCTAGGGACTTAAGTTCTACAGGCTTGATATTGCATCGTTTGAGGCATGTACAGATTTTGAGATCTCAGAAACGATCGCAGTTTTGGAAAACGTAAGGAGGGGAGGTTCGCGGCTTTACATTAGTCAAGTTATGTAGCAGGACATCGCCCCTACTGCCCGCTTCGCTTGCTGAGAGCGTGTTTAAGGCTTGTCCACGATCGGACAGGACAAGTGACAAGCGCAAGGGGTTCGATCGGGCTACGATCGCCGCAGGGTGGGTTTTGCTGGTAGATTGTCATAGGTGATCGTATGTCAAAAAAAGAGAGAACGCTCGATCGTCTGTCTGATCGAGCGTTCTCTTTAGATTTCCTTCTGCTTTCTCGAATGGCGCTTTCGCCCCCAACGCAGTGCGACAGAATGTTCCCCCACAGTTTTAGGGTGCAAGTCGATCGGGCGATCACATTCCGCGTAATCCGCCGCTGTCATCTGTATCTCAACAGTCAACATGTGAGCACTGGATTGATGGCAGGGTCTCACGCGGCGGGGCAACCTACGTTTAGTGAGGGCGGGCAAGTATACCGGGAAAACTTTGGTTTTTGGGTGGCGGAGATTTTGGAGGCACTGGCATTGCTCACTCAAAAGCGGGCACTGTTGAGTCTGCCCGCCTGCTCTACGCTAATTTAGGCTGTTTCGCTTGCTGTGCTGTTTCTTCGATATGCTCCATCATCCGACACAGCAATTCGTAATGCTCCCACGGAAATTCGATCGTCGCCTTTTCGATTGCCTCACCCCGTTGCTTTGGGGTGAGTTTTTTAAATGCCGCGATCGTTGCCTTGGGAGCCTGAATGGTGATTTCTTGGCTCTCCCATCCATCAGGGATACGATGGGCAGCGATCGCAGCAGCGGTCTGGGCTTTGCGATCGGTTTTAGACATCAGTATTCACGTAAGGCAAGCTTTTTAGGTCTTTGGAGAAGTACGCAACATCAGTTGGCATATGATTGTTGTGAGCTTTCTGAATCCGTATTGATTTAGTCCCAGCTTCGCACCGGAAACCTTTCGCTTGAGAGTCATGGCGACCCTCTTCCCACTGCCAGCCGTTCCCCCAGTCAGTCCATGTCTTGACAGCATTGGAGAATGATTGAGGAGACTTGCAGTATTCGACCAACGCGAAACGGTTCTCAAAAGCGCCGGCGACAGCTTGATTGAGTCTATCAAATGTACCAAGCTTCCCAGTATCCAGCCGAAGGAACCCTTTGACTCCAGCGCAAGGCTTGAATTCAAGCACGACGTAGCGAGAGCCTGAGTAGCTCCATAGACCAGTTTTAGCTACCGAGCAATTCAGCTTCTTTCCGTCCCCAACAATAAACTCAAGAGTGAGTCCTTCAACGATTTGGCGCAAGTTTTCATCCATTCCGGTTAGGGTTGCAGTCATGTTTGTCGCTCCTGAAAAATAATGATATATGTGTTGTGAAAATCCCCGCCGTCGAGGAATGCCGCGCCTGGAAGTCGAACCCAGGTTTATCCCGAGGGGGAGCCGATCGCGGTTTGCATTTAGTCGAATGTTATTGAATTGCCACCTAGTTTTAGGTAGCTTTCGGAACTATCGCCGTAGTCCCAGACGCTATGCCCAGCGGAGATTGTCTCCGAATGCATCCCGCAAGGAGACGAGATTAAAATGCCTTCTGCCGTGATGGACTGGATCGTCCATCCGACATACTTCTGCATATCTTCAAGCGCTTTCGCTGCCGCAGAGCGTTCCGCAGCTTTCGCCTCTTCTTGTATTTGGGCACTCGTTTTAAGAGTGCATGTCCATCCCTCGGGAGGGAAAGCAAAATTAACGTGGTTACTGCCAACGGAAATCCAATATCGTTCCCAAGACGAATCTGTTTTGATTGGCTCAACACTACGGCCAGAAAAACTGCCTGCTACCATAATTCCATCCAGCCCAGAATAGCTCCCAGCAACAAGCTTATGCTGCAACCATGGTGATTCTGTGGGGCACAAACTTGTCTTATGCATAAACGGGGTCCAGTCTTTGCTCAATCTGCTTTTTGACCCGATTGAGATGATCGCTGAAGCTAATAAGTCTTCATCTCGGACTCGATTAGCCCAGCCATCCAGCTCTGTTTGCCGGAATTTAACGCACTCTTCCACGACAATTTGTTCTCCATCATTTACCGACACTAAGATTAAAACCCCGTAGTCTTTGTCGCTCTTGCGTAGAGTTATTGAAATATCGCACGGAACAGGTGCCTCAAACGATTTCAACCGTGCGACCAGCGCAGCAATTTTGAGGCTTTCGTTCCAAGAAGTTTTAGAAGCAATGGCTTCTAGCTCAGGTGAGAGTGCGATATTGGATGGCATGATTGTTTTGCGGCTTAGTAAAGTGTTTTGCCGCTCTCCATGTCCTAAAGATAACGTTTTGCCTGGATAATGTCAAGCTATTTCCGGTAAATTGTTTAGAGCTTTACTACACAAGGGTTCTAAGGCGTAAACTTGGGAGTGCTTGCTCAATGCCGCCGGGTAGTGACAAGCGTAAGGGATTCGATCGGACCACGATCGCCGTCTGACTGGGTTTGCTGAAGATGTCCGCAGGTGATCGCGATCGGTCATTCCGTCAGACTGAGGATGCGATCGATCGTGGTCCCGAGAAACATAGCGATCGTGGTTGCATCAGCGGTCTGGATGCCTTGGAAGAAGAGAAACGACTCGATCGCGAACATGCCGATCGTCGGAAGCTTGTAGAGATTCATGGTGTCTAAAAATTTTGGTAGCTCGGGGGACTAGCGCTCTGCTGTATGCCCACGCCCGAGGTGATGATTTAACTATATCTATTCGCGAAAAATAAAGCGGTAATCTAAAGCACTTTTATAGGTCGTGAGACAGAAGTGAGACAAGCGCTAGTCCAAGAGCAAGCTAAAGGCAAAGCGTGAGGGTATGTCAAAAGGTGCTGTTTTGATGGGTTTTAGCGATCGTCGTTGAAAAATCAAAAAAAATGAAAAATTGTGTACTTAGCTTGAAAAGCTTTCAGTGAAAGCATCTTAAGATTTTTTGTGTCACGTAGCTTAAAAAGCAAAACCTTAAGTACACTTGTCTCAAACGAAATAATGCGGGTTAGCCAATTTATTGTGACAGTTAAGTACACTTTTTGTCACGCTAAAAACGCTAAAACATTGATTCTCTCGTGACACCAATTTAAGTACACTCATTTTTTGTGTCATTTTGAGTTTGCTTGCTGAGACAGTGAGACTAGATGAGCAAAAGTAAACCCGATCGAATTTCGATCGGGTTTACTTTTGGAAAGTTTTTGCGATTTTTATAAGTTGTTGGAGGTCTTCTTCGGAAAGGTTCTCGGTTATTTTTTGGAGACGTTTCCTTAGGCGATCGAAATTCGATATACCTGGACCACGCTTACGCGGTGTTTGCGAGCTTGGCTCGGCTTCACTCTCGCTCTCCGTTGTTTTCTGTATATCGTGGACGTTGACGGCTTTTTTCCCGTCCACGCCTCGATAACCTCCGCAATCTTGTTTCCGGGGACTGCCCCTTTATTGTCTTGCATTAATCGCAGGACTGCATCCTCCGTCCCGGCTTCGGCACATTCTGCTAGCCACCGATCGCCAATGTCTTCCAGATGACTGGAGTTGATCTTGTCGTTTTCCCTCGCTTCGACCGAGTACTTCAGGCAAAACTCCTGATATCGGAGCCGAATCATCATTAGAAAGAATTGTCGCTGGGTGAGCGATCGGGTTTTGGTGCGACCGTTTGCATCCACTAACCCGGCCTGAAGTCGCCAGATACCCCAGGTTTTCTGGTGGGAGATTCGAGCACCCCACTCTTCCAGCACCTTCCGGGCGTCCTTTGAGGCAATCCATCCAATTTCTCCGTCGAGGTCTTTTACCCTCATAGCCGTCTTACCTAAATAGCCTAGTGTACTTAACAGGATTGTACGCGGCGATCAAATAAAAGTCAAAGCCTCGGAAATTCAAGGGTTTTAGGCTCTAAAGAAAATAAAGTGTACTTAATGCTTGACAGGATTAAGTACAGTGTCTTAAATTAAGTACATGAAAGCGCGACGCCTCGGAAAGACGAGGGCTGGACCCCAGGCACGGGGCGGAAGGCTATTTTGTCCCATCTATTTCTAAAATCACCATGCAAGATCTGCTCAAACGACTTGATATTGAAAATGCCACGATCGGGCATCTAAACTCTACGCTTCAGCGAATCGATCGATCGCCTGAAGACTTTCCAGAAGGGGAAGAACTGGGACCTCTGGCTTACGAAGTTTCGCAGACGATGAAAAAGAGTGCGATCGCGGTGCAATCGAAAGGGTTCACTCCGACCTCCACGAAATCGAAGGCTCCCCAGCCGAAAGTGATCGAAGGCAATCCACCTGTTCAACCGGAAGCGCCGATCGTTTCTGAAGTTGACTTGACTGGTCAAATTGACTGGGCTTCCTTAAGTCCAGATCAACTGGTTCAAATGGAAAAAGACTTGTCCGATCGGATTGCTCGTGAGGAGGCCATTGCGAACGGACGTGCTTTGCAGAAGCGTCTACTCGAACTCCAAGGCAAAAATGCTGCGGTTGAAGGCGAGTCTCTGGAGCTTGACACTCAGTTGTTAGACCAGAAGGCTGAACTTGAAAAAGCCCGAACACTCTTAGCTGTGCGTCGTCAAAGTGAAGACACTATTTTGTCTCTCACCCGAGAGGCTGCGATCGAAATGGCAAACGATAATGTCGGTCGGTCGATCGCGGCGATCGATTTGGGAAAGTCGGTGGTGAAACGGACACTTCTTCCGGTCGAGCTTGGCGTTCGTCGAGCGATGCAGCGGCAATCCGAGATGAACAATTCCGGAGCGGAAATCTCCGCTCGAACAATGCCTCTCTTGAACGGGGGATTCGAGCAAAAGGAGATGCAGACGATCGATCTCTAGTCTCCGTCAAACTTGCAAACCTTATTGATTTTCTAGAGCAATTATGAGTTTTTCACAAGTCCGGCTATCTCTGGATACGGCAAGAGCAATCTTTCGGGACGCAACCATCGATCCCATCGAAATTGGCGGGAAAGTGGTTGCCTACCGAGGCGTTTTCAAAGGGCATACCTACGAAAATCCAGTGCTTTATTTGCTGGCTCAAATGATGGTGGAGGGAAATGTCTAATGACTCATTCTGAAGAAAAAACGATCGGACGAATCACGTTCACAACAGAAGCTCAGGATGCTCGATCGAAGTTAAATCTTTGGCTTACGATGGGTTCCCTCTGCTGTCTGGGGGTTCTCACGGGGGGTGGTTTTTATCACTATGTGGTGATGCCTGGGCTTGTCCATAACGCCTATCTTCATGGCACGATTGAGGGCTACGAGTGCGGAACTTACAAAAATGCCGATGTCAAAGACATTCCCGATCGTTGTATCGGAGGTTGAGTATGGAAGGATTGATTAAATCACCCACATTTGAAATTAAAATTCGCCTTCACGAATCAATCAGGGCTGGGGCAAAACTGACCCTTGATAGCCATCCCGGAGTTTTTGTCGTTCTCGATATTACTCATCAATTGATTTCGACTCCCCACGATCGATCTCGAACCCATGAAGTTAGGACGATCGTGAATGTTAAGCAAATTGATACTACTCCCCGTAGAGAATAGCTTTTATTGCCGTCGAGCTAGTCAATCGATCGTACGGCGCATTTGTAGATCGACTGCATCTAGTCAAGAAAACCTCAAGCCTTAAACCTCAAGCAATGAATACTGAAACTCTGGAAATCAATCTCGCTGAAAATTACTTCTACTGCCAGATCTGTAACTGGTCTCTTTTTATAAAGAACAAGGATGCTGATGGGTTTGGAGGAGTGAGTTTAGTTTCCCCGAAAGCTAAATTTTACGATTTTGGTTTCATCTAAAAAGAAAAAAGACGATCGTCCTTTATTCCCATCCCCTATCTGCCAATGAATGAAATCACTGATTATCTGAACTCTCAACTAATTCGAGCATTGTCCGATCGGTTTGGATCAAAACTTGACTCCCTTACCGCGACGGACAAGCTTGATTTATCGCATTTGATTTTGACCACGATCGCGTGGATTGATAATGAGCAAGAATCAAAATCTCTTGCCATGACGGCTGAAGTTCACGGAAGAGTTTATCCGGAGTCTCCGGGGACTCCTCAGGCTATTGCGTTAATTGATGCCTATTGTCCATCGGCTGAAGAGCTATTCGCTGTGAGTGCAATTTTAAATCATCACTTGCATAAGGGTATCTATGCCGAATATGCTCCAGTCCACGAAGGCGATCAAATTCTTGATTCCCTTAATACGATGTTTCGGTGATTGAAATGAGAACACTTAATCCCGCCTTATCAGTATTTGGATGGTGCGTTGCTGCTGTCTCGGTTCTTGGGGTGTTTGCGATGGTGGGTCACTCTGGGTCTAAGGCTCAAAGTGATGTCGAAATAGCAGCAGCAGACGCCCGCGCCCGAGAACGATACAACCATTGCATCCGCTTTGAAGTGCCGATCGTCCCCAAGATGATCGTCACAACTGATAAAAATCGCCCACTGGCAGAGGGCACTGACATTTGTGATGACTTTGGTTCTACGGCTGAAGTCAAGTTAGTAAAAAATCAGGAAGGTGGCGTTATTTCGATCGTAGGAGCGATCGATCGAATCCATGACTACAAATCCTATTTGGAGGAAAAGAAAAAACGACACGGAACGCTCGATATCAAGGGCGAAAAACGCCAGTTAAACTATCAGACCAAACCCAATCCGGAGGAAAGTCCATGACCGCTGCTAAATCGTATTTCTCGAATACTAAAAAGACCACGACCACGACCACGACGGCTCCGCAAAATTATGTTTCGCCTCAGGCAGGCATTGAACCAGAACCCGAATTGACCGGATTAGCTAAACTAATGTCACCGATCGAAAAGTTCGGTAAAACTTATTTTTGGTTGACTGATTCTTCTCCGAAAGAAGGCGGCGCAAAATATATTTTGTATTTGCTTTCGCTATATTGTGCGGCAATGTCCTGGGAGAGCATGTACGCCTCGTTCCCCGTCGCTTTGGGCATTCGTGACAAGGCGGAAAGCGTTAAGTTTTTGCCAAAAGTTGGGATTAATGATGGCGCGAATCCAGCAAACCTCCTTAATCCTATGGAGTTAGTTGCGACTGTTACCAATATGTTTCCAGCATTGTCTCCGGTCCCATTACCTAAAGTCACGAAGACTTCTCCACAGGCTTTGCTTGATCCAACCTTTTGGATTGCTGGGGTGATGTCGCTGGGAATCGCGACTTATCAGGCAAAGGCGGTCCGATCGATCTCGATCGCAGCTCGGAAGCGTCGGCTTGATGCTGTCGCCTCTTATAAGACGCCCAAACTCGATCCCAATTCGTTGGCGATCGCCAAAGTCCGCAAGAAAGAGTTCGAGAATGCGGGGATGGGCAATTACGTTACTTCAGGGTTAATGATTGCGGGTTCCTATGCGATCGAGGCGGTGTCCTTTGCGGCTTCGATCGCGGGTGGTAACTCGAACGGTGTCGCGGTATTTATTAACGGTCTTGGCTCCGTTTTTGGGGCTGAGTCGTTCTACAATGCGACGCTCGACGATGACCAGCGAGAGCAGAAAAAAGCGTAATAAAAACGAAGGCGATCGCCGTAAACGATCGCCTTCATCATTATCTCGGAGTGAGACATGTCTAATTTAGTCTTGAAAGAGGCGTTTAATCAATATGATGTCGAACGAGTTTTGAAGGCTCGGCTCGACAACCTGAAGCGTCTGGGTGACGCGGACAAGTCGAGCTTAGGAGGACAGCAACTTTCTGGCTCGATCGCCTTGGCATCGGCTGCTACGATCGCGTTCCTTGGTGCCCAAGCATTCGCCTTCCCGGTGGGATGCTTGGGTTTATTCATGTATGGTCAGGCGACTGTGCGTGAGGGAATGCTGACGGGCAGTCTTCGTCCCATCCCACTGTCTGGAGCTGATGTCGGTGCCATTGCGCTCTCGTCCGATCGATCGACTAGAGGTGATGTCGAGCGGAAGCGGGTGACGGGCTACAACTACCTGAATGCCTTAGAAAAAGCGGAATATTCGTTGATCAATAATTTCGGGCGAGTTGTGGCGCAGGTTTTACAGCGCATGAACCCATCCGATCGATCGGCGGAATGGGTTCGGGTTGTCGATATTTTTGATGACCTTTATGGCGATTACATCAAGGAATCCCCTAGAGCTTTGATTGGTCAGTTGGACCCCAAGGAGTTGTTTTCGTATCTCACAGCGTCTCCTGAAAAGTTGCATCAATTGGCGACGGAAGCAGCAGCCGAGGCTATCGTTGATGTCCCCGCCCAAGCGGTAAAGCCCTCCGTTTTTAAGTCGTCGGTTTTGGCAGCTCCGACAACGATTGCTGATGCAGTAGTTCAGCACCAAAACGCCTCGCCAACGGGATTGATGCGAGATCCTGTGAGTCCGATCGTCACTCAATCCAATATGGTAGCCGTCGCTCCCTCTTCTGCTGTAATTTCCGGGAACAAAGCAGAAATCCATAATTTCGCGATCGATTTAGGCCGCAATCCTCAGTCTGCGATAATCCTTGGGACACCTGGGGCTGGGAAAGGGATTAGCATTTCTGTCGCAATTCGTGAATTGCGACAGAAATATCCCTCGGTTAAAATCATGATGGTCGATCCAAAAGGCGACCCAAAAGAGCGAGGATACTGGAATTCTCATGTCGATATTCTAGAGAGTAGAGACATTTTAATGATGAATCCGATCGCAGCGGCGGAATGGATGATGAACTGCGTTGAAGCGTATCGAAATCTTCCAGCTCCCAAACTCCTTATTTGGGATGAGCTACTCTCGACAAACTCCACATTAAAGGCGGCTCATAATCCAAACCCCAAAAGGGACGCAGAGCCGTTCCCTTGCCTAACTGATTTTCAGCACTTTATTTCGACACATCTTTCTCTCGGCCCATCAAGAGGCATTTGGGTTTGGGGGATGTCGCAGTCTGCCAATCTTAAGGATTTGGGGCTGAATGGTGGTCAATTAAGTACCTCTCGATTGATTGCTCTAGTTAGCCCTACGAATCGTGGGGCCGTTGAAGCTTACTGGTCTACGAACGCGATCGTCGCGCCAAAGGGTGGATATGACGAGATTGAATCTTTGATGGCAATGTCACCAGTCGGGCGGGCCGTTTACGATGGTAAATTCAAACGCTGGTATCCGGTGGCAAAACTGGAAAATCATTCAGGTTTCGATCGGGACAATGCTGATTGGAATAATCTCGACGCATCAGCCCCGATCGCCCCTCAACCCCAAGAATCCACTTGGGTTGCTGAAGGCCGATCGGAAGGTTCTGCTGAGTGGGATTTGCTGATGCAGTCGATCGCGGCTCAAGCATTAATTTCGTCAGGACTCGATCGGCAAAATCTAGTTCACGCTGCAAAGTTGGCGAAGGAGCTGGACGAAAACGGTCAGAGAAACGAAGCTTTTGAACTATTGAAACAGCAACTGCCATGAATAGACGAGATTTTCTAGGACACACCGATCGGGAGGTCGTCCGATCGACCCCCTACTGCCTTCCATTCGATTTCGTGCTACCTCCGGTGGGGTTTCAAGACTCTATGCCCGCCAGTGCGATCGGGGCCGTCCTGAAGCGCTGTTATCAACCAGACCTGCCTCAAGTGGGATGGAAGATTGAACATGCTGGGCATTGGTGGGAGGGCATTGGTGGGAGGTTGTGGCGATCGAACAAAGATTGGCGACGAAGGGAAGCCGCGATCAGGATTATCTACCTGTGCGCGTTTGCAAATATCTGGAGCCGATCGGATGAGTAGAATATTCAGATTGTCGCCTTGTTTTCTGCCCTCGGTGAAGCTTGAGGATTGCGATCGGCTTCCTCGGAAACCTGGGGTGTATTATGCGATCGAGCCTAGCAACCCATGGAAGCCGTTGTATATCGGGATGGCGGGGAACATGCGATCGCGGTGGCAAGATCACCACAAATACGATCGACTGGCGCGACGTGGGGCGGTGCGGTTGCATTACCGACCGACCTTCACTCGCTCCGGTGCTGAATATCTCGAATCCTGCGATATTCGGACTTTTGACCCACCGATGAACGATAAGTTTGAATCCTGCCCGATCGCTCCAGTGTTCTGGGTGCTCGATCGGATTTGGGACGGGGCGATCGCCTTGGGATTGTTTGGTGTGGGAGCGGTGCTGATGTCGGCATTTACTCCATCGAAGTCAGTACCGTCGATCGAAGTGACTCAACTCGCTAATATCCGAAAAACGCCGAATGGCGTGGTGATTTGCGAGGTAAAGAAGGGCGATCGGTTGCCGCTGGTTTTGGCGTCGGGTGAGACTGAAGTGAAGGCGCGATCGAAGAGTTGGATTCTGGTGAAGGCTTGTGGTGTCAATGGTTTGATTTTTAAGGAGATGACGAAGTGATTAATCGAATAATCGAAACGGGCAAGATGTCGGCGATCGGGGTGTGGAATTCTCCACCGATCGAACTGTTGACGGCTGCGGTGGTGGTTCCGGTGACGATCGTAGGCTCCTTTTGGATTCTCCAATGGGTTAGACCTGCAATGATTGTTTTGGGTGTTGTCGCAGGGGTTGTTTTTGGGGTGACTGCGATCGTTAAGATTATTTATTTATGGAGTTGCGATCGGCGTTATTTCGGTGCTGTGCGAAGAGATTTAAAACAATAAGGTGTTACTTATGGCGAAAGGCTTTGAGACTCGAACTGCTCACGATTCTTCTGTCTCCAGTATTTTTCAAATAATCCGACGGGGATGGCGTGACTGTGGTTCCAAGACCTGCATTGTGCTAATTCCTCGAACGAGCGATCGACTGGTGACGGAGGCGATCGAGATTTTCAAACAGGCTAACCCTGGGTTTGCTGCGGCCATTCAAGATCCGCCTCCAGGCATTCCCGGACGGATGACGGTTTCTATTTTTGAGATTGGTTCAATGGAACATCGATCGTGGCTGACTCATTCCACGTTTGGGAATACTGCTGATATCGTTGATTGGTCGGACTGATCGGGGCATAAGGTAAAAGCGATCGAGTAGAGAAGGCTCGATCGCTTTTTGTTCCATTTGAATTTATTGTGCTATTTTATACATGGCGGGATAGAGCAGTCTGGTAGCTCGTGAGCCTCATAAGCTTAAGGTCGTAAGTTCAAATCTTACTCCCGCCTCTTTTAACCTCGTTGAATTAGTTGAAAGCCGTGGCCGTCGCGAGTTTTTCTTCCTGTTTTAACGACTCTCGTAATTTGACCACGGGACAAGAACTCTTGCTTCTCCGCCTGTCTAAGGCTGTCGTAAACATTGCCTGTTCGATCGCTCCGAATTTTAAACCGTACTCCACGAGTCCGATCGGGCTGTGCTTCAATTTGGCGTAGGACTGGTTTGGGTAGCAAGAAAGACAGGCGATCGATCGAAATATCCTTCAACCATTCGGGATGACGAGTGGCGAAAGTCACGAAATTTCGTTCAAGGATTCGATGGTGGCGCTTCCCTTTCCGTCGTTTGGTTTTGAGTAACCCACGGCCAATCCAGTCGTGAACCCGATCGCGATCGCATCCCAAGATTTGGGCTAGTCCAGTGCAGTTCCATCCGCCATCGATCGCAACCCGGCTTAAGCCCAGTCGCTTGACCTTCGTGAGAATTGCGTCATGAACCCGATCGGGCCATCGGCTACGAAACCAATTAATTACCTCGTCAATCTCATCCTCACCCACATGCTCTTGAAGGAACTCTATTTCCTCCGCCGTCCAAGTCCGCGATCGCATAACATCAATTCTCCTCAATATTGTTTGAATCCATTAACCTGGACACCTCCAAAATGAAGTGTCCAGGTTGCTAGGCTTTACTGTCCAGGTGTGTCGTGAAGCTCTGCGATCGAGATGTCTAAACCCAGTCTGACCAAACCTAGAGCCATCCGATCTCGTCCCACCTGTGCCGCCTGATTGCCGACCATGGTCAGGTGATCAACCCATGTCCCAAACCGCCATTCCAAAATCGTTAGCTCTGCTCCAATCCTCCAAAGGGCTTTCGACTGAAGGGCATCTGTCACCCAATGGTAGACAGCGGTTTTGTCTCGGTTATCCCATGCCCACGCTCCAATTTTACCGATCGTAAATAGGGTAAAGACGATTGAAAACATCAGCACACGTAAAACACTTCGATAAATACCGATCGCTGTTTCACTCACCAATGCAGCGACAACCAACGAACCCACCGCCAAAACTGCCGTCTCTAATTGCTCCGATGCCTTTTCTGCTGCAATCTCCGCGTCCTTGGCAGTGGCGATGGTTTCCGCTTGCACTTCCAGAAAGGATTCGATCGCGGACTGCCAGTCCCGCGCAACCTTGTTTCTCCCGTTTTCTGCCAGGACTTTGATATCGTTGGCGGCGCAAAAGTCTTTCATTTCGCTGATTTCGTAGGTCATGATAATTCTCAAAAAGGTTTGCTTCACTCCGTCTTGCAGGGCTTGTGACCTTCGATCGCGATTGAAAGGGTGGCGATCGGCGACGTTAAAGCATTTGAACATCTATGTTCACTCAGAGCGTTTTAGGGCACCGCCGACCCGCTTGAATAATATATTATTGCTTTTGAATTGATCTGTCAATTAATTATGTAAATTAATTAAGTCGATCTATTCGTGTAAAACAATTATTGACAGGATCGATCGGTTTCTGTAGGATGGTTGTGTTGTCTAGAGTTGGTGCTATGCCGAAAGGAGTTCCTACAAGAATTGCAGAGTTATCCCCCAAAGCTCAGACTTGGTATGAGGCTCTTGAAGATAAGTCCGGTACCGTTGCTGGATTAATTGAGTTGGCGGCGGCGGATGACTGGTTGTCTCTGCGGATCGTTGCTGCGTTAGAGCGGATGGAGCCTCCCGATCGTGGGAAGGCTGGGCGAAAGGTCAAAGTGTCGGACGATCGGCTTCGAGAGCTGGTTGCTAAAGGACTTTCCCCCATGGCGATCGGTCTTGAGGTTGGCTTGGGTCAGGCGCAGACGGTTAGACGGTTGAAAAAATTGAAAATAGAGAGTTGATTAATGGAAAAAGATACTTATTACCATAGCCATATGGGGCGGGAAGTGAAGTATGGCGGGCCGTTCGATCGGCTCCCGACTGAACTTCAGAAGCGCTTTATCGATGTCTTTTATGATGGCCTGTATGATGCGTCGGCTGGGGCTGTTGCTCACGCCGCTAGCGGCTCTGAGGAACATATGATTCGGCAACTTGTTCGGGTCTTGGAGTTTGCGGATAATCCAGCAGCAATGCAGGTTATTTCCGATGTTGTCGAGGAATTGGAAGAGCAAGAAAATAAACGGAGGCGCGATGAGTCGCGATCGGGAAACCCTAATTGAAACATTGATCGAGAACTCTCTCGATCGAATAGATACATATTCTTCTGATCCTGTATCTGAAACGATGAAGGAGGCACACATACAGCGGTTGCGATCGTTGTTCTCTGAGCGGACGCTTAAGCAGTTGATTGGAATGGTGGAAAAAGATTCTGCGCGGAAATCCAATCCCTGCGATCGGGCATCCTCTTAAAAACCGATCGCACCATGAACACAGATAAAATCACCACACTTTCAGGCGGACTCATCGGGGTCTGCCTTTTGCTTGAGGCGTTCAATGTTCTGAGCAGTAGCCAGTCAAACGCATTCCGGACGGCTACACCCATGATCGTGATGGCGATCGGGGCGATGATGCAGGGCTACTGGACTAACAAGTGATTAAACGTCAACAGCCGCTCTATTTCTAGAGCGGCTGCCAGTGAAATCGTTCCCATTTAAGGCGGTGATATTTTCCGATCGGATAAAGCGTCGATGTATCGCTAGGAGTTTGTTCAGGGTCTCGCCTGGGACCAGTTATAACGCCACTCCGAGCGTCTAAGACTTGTTGATAACGCAGAACTTAGAATTAACTGCGACTTCACTTGGGATGCGTCAGGCATGGCTCCTCGCCAGTCTCCGTTCTTTTAATCGAACATCGAATCCTGCTTTCGTTCCGTCTCGCCCCATCCATATTCTTATTATAACCGATCGCCCTCCATCTGTCTACATAATTGTGTAAATTAATTAGGTTTATTTTTTGTGGCAACCGATCGCGAACTAGCTAAAGAGGCTTACACGAGCAACCCGAACATCACTTACGGGCAGATTGCCAAACGCTTTAAAGTTCACGAGCGGACGATTAAGCGGTGGGCTACGGCGGATAATTGGCAGGGTGAGCGCAAGGTGGTGGCGTTGGTTGATACTCCAGCGGCTCCCGTTCGATCGGTTTCGGGTGAGATTATTGCGATCGATATCATTGACGCGACGATTAAGGATTTGCAGGGTGAGATGGCTGCGGGTATTCAGGCGAGGGATAAGGCGGCGATCGCGGGGAAGCTGCGGGATTTGTTGGTGTACCGAGAGCAGTTACTTCCGCCTACGTTGCCTGATTTGGTGGAGAAGTTAGTGGCTGATTTGGTGCGGTTGGATGTGGATATTGTTGAGTTTGTGGCGGAGCTGAAGGCCAAATGGAAATAAGGGACGATCGTGGTGTGCGATCGTCCCTTATTTCCATTTGGACACTATTCCTTAAGTCTCAAACTCTTTTCTCCCAATATAAATACGTGTTGCCTTTATGCTGTCGAATCTTTAAGCAAAATAAAAGACTGTCTGTACAATTTTCGCAAGTGAATTTAATCCCTATAGACGGTACTTCATCGTTTCCTGCAACCTCCTTGGCACTCCACAAAGGAAGTTCACTATGGTGCAAAAGATTTTCTTCGCAATTAGGGCACTTTAGAAGCGAACCGTATCCAGGTTCAAACGGATTTAGATCGACTCTATAAACATGAATAGATAGGTCAAAATAAATTGAATGCTCAAATTCACCCCCTGCTTCAAGCGTTACAGATCCATACTGAAGAGCCAAAGATTTTGCGATGGCTTTTTCATCTGATGTTAGATCGTTTGAAAAAAAAGAATTCAAAGCATCTTCTAAGCAAGCATTAAAATTCAAATCGCTCGTATACCCAGACCCTCTACCAGGGCGATAAACCCATCCAAACTCCTCATATATTTTGTAATTTGGTTTCTTGACTGGTGTGCTAAATAATGCCACTTTACTCTCCTAAATATTTTCAATTTCTTCGATCGCTTTCATCGCCTTCAGAAGCGATCGTTTCACCGTGGCCACATTCGCTTTAATCACCATGTCTGGTGTGCGATCGCCCAAAGGAATCTCTCCGTCTGCGATCGCCCTGATTAGCTCGGATACGTTTGGCTTGTCTCCCCATAGAAACCCGTGCTTGATTGCAAGGGCTTCGAGTAACGCCTTACGATCGGGAGTGCAGGCGATCGTAAGGGCTTCTTTCTTTCGAGTCATTCGTCGTTGTCCTCGGTGTAGATCTCCCAGCACTTCTCGGACTCGGAATACAGCAGAAACTCAATCCGATCATTGAAGCGAATTCCAAATCCATCATCAGACGACCGATTTACATCAACATCTTCAAGATAGTGAAACATGGAATATCCATGTTCTTCCGCAGTTCCGTCTGCTATATGCCGTTGAATTAATTCGAGTGCTTTTTCTGCTTGAGATTCCATTGCTTGTTACCGCTTTCTACATCTCCTAGAATATCAAAAGTGTACGGACATGTCAACCCGTAAATCGAATCAATTTACGGACGCTCTGAACGATCGGGAATTCTCCAAAAAACGATCGGTGAGAATGTCCGGTGCGAATTAATGATGTCGATCGATTGATTGGGGAACTAGAGAAAGCGTTTGATTTGGCAGATGAGAGCGATAGTAAGCCTGCGCTGCGATCGGCTTATATTGCGGATGTGATGGCGAATGGGGGAAAGGGTTTTTTAGAGCGTGTGCGGCGGTATGGGGCGACGGATAAGGGTGAACCGTTGCGGATGCCTCAATGGTTTTGTGAGTTGCTGGAGTTGTTGGGCGATTTTCGGATTCCGCATGTCCTGACTACGGGTTGTAGCCAATTGGGGAAGACACAATCGAACACTCTACTGCTAACGGATTTAGTCGTTCATGGGAAATTGAATAGCGCGTGGTTTTATGCGAGCCGATCGAGTCGAGATCTGAATGTCCCGGAACAGTTTTACCCGGTGGTAAGCGAATGGCTCGATCGGTTGTCTACGGAGGTTGGCTCTTGCCTGGGGGCGGAGGCCGATCGGCAAAATATGTCGCGATACCAGATTGACGGGACGACGGCGATTTTTAGCTATGCCAACACCTCCAAGCCAACCCCTAGTCGATCGGGTTTGGCGTCGGCGGGTGGAGCTGCGGTGTCATTTACGGCGAATGTGAATTTCTATGAGGAACGATCGCAGTGGATTCCGGGAACGGCTGATCCGTTGATTCGGCGGTTGGATGCGTCATTGGTGCCGACTCGCCCCATTCGTGAACTGGGAACGCCGGGGGCAGGACAGGGTATTGAGGTGGAGGTCGATCGGGCTTCGCGGTGGTTTTATCCGCATTTTGAATGCGAACACTGTGGTGAAGTGCAACCGCTTGACCCCAAGGGATGCCTCCTGAAGCGCTTCGATCGGCGGGATGTTACCGGAAAGACGATCGCGGGGTATTTCTCGGTTTCAGGCCGTCCCCATGAGTGGCACCATACGAATCCCAATGACCTGATCGAATCGGCTTATTTTGGATGCGCTCATTGTGGGACGAAGATTTCGGATGAGGTGCGCGATCGATCGTGGATGCAATGCCGGAAAACTGGGGTAACGCTGCGAAATTTCCTAGATTATTTCCCCGGCGACGACGGACGGATGAAGGTTGCGATCCATTTGTCGCCGCTGTGCCGCATGACACAAAACAATCTTGCTGCGGAATTGATTCGGGGTGGCATCGAGGCACTGAGACCGGAGGATTGGCAACAGCAGGGCTTGGGGCATCCGTCCGAAACCTCGACTACGAGTGTTTCGATCGACATGATTAAAGCCTCGATCGCTGCGACGGCTCCCGATCGCAAACCCACGGTGACGATCGCGGGTGTAGACAAAGGGCGTGGTGAGGATTGGTTATGGATTATGGACGTGCATTTTCCCGAGAATTGGGATCGGATGCCTGTGTCTGAGGCGATCGAGCAGGCGATTCGGGTGGTGAAGTTCGGGGCGGATGTGGTCCGATCGAGTATTCCTGAGTTGCTCGATCGGTATGGCGTTGGGTATGGGTTGATTGATAACGAACCCGATCGGGCTGATGCGTCGGCGCTCTGTGGGCGAACGGTGTTGGAGATGGCCAACCAGGTAGGCGGGCTGAAGGATGTGACGGCGAAGACGATCGTTAAAGACGGCGGAATTGAATACCCATGCTGGAACCTCCGAAATGAGAAGTTTTTGAAACAGGTTTTGACGAATTTCACCACGGTTTCAGAACTCGACCACCTCCCGCTCTATCGACTGCCTGATGAGTGGGATAAGTGGATTGGGGTGCAGACTGAACGATCGCCCGTGCGACATCTCACGGGGCCATCCTGCGACCCGGACACAGGCACCTGGAAGCGTGGGGCGGGAAACATTGACGACCTGTATTATGCGGCATTATTTGCGGAGGCGGCATTGTATTTGTGGGTTCTGAATAAGCCTTTTGTCCAGTTCTCATTCAAGTCGGCTGGGCGACGCGAGACGACACGATTTTAAGGATTTCTGTAAAACCTGAAATAATGAAACAGCCGATCGGAGGGTATCTGCCGATCGGCTGTTGTGTGTTCCCTGTTGATTTCTCGGCTAAAGAAACTCTGGTGAAATAATAGCACTTCAGTCGATCGAAAGTAAGGCTGTTGCCTTCGATATTGCACTCCGAAGCTTCTGATTTTCGATTGCTAGGCGCTGACACTCGATCGTTAGTCGATCGTTTTCGGATTGAAGTCGATCGACGCTAATTGTAGCTTTGTCCAGTTCTTGGGGCCTGAATTTATTGACGAGTTGCAGGCGGTTTTTGAGGTTGCATTTTTGCAACATGTGGTGAACATGAGTTTCAACTGTCCGTTGCGTGATATGCAATTTGAGTGAAATATCGGAGTTTGAAAGCCCGTCAGAGAGAAGCCTCAAGACTCGTTTTTCTGCGGGTGAGATTTCGTCAGGGTTTTTCACGATCGGCGGTGGATATTTCCCACAGGGTTCCCGATCGGGCATCCTCCCAAAAATCCCCGATCGCACCATGGCTCGACTGATTCACCGAGGCGAATTCGCCAGTATTCGCAATAGCTTAATCATTCCGACCTATGGCGGAGGTCGCCTGACCCCACAGGATACGGCGTATCTGGAGCATGGTGGTGGGCGATATCATGCGCTGGATGCATTGCTTGATGTGTTTCGAGATGCCCATGCGGGAGCCGTAGCGCAGCAGCGGATTGGGGCCGTAATTGGGCGAGAGTGGAAGCTGAAAGAGGGCGGCGAGAGTGCGATCGATCTCAAGGCGCGCGATCTCTGCAAGGCGCAGCTCGACGCATTAGAAATCCCTTCCGCCTCCGATGACGATAATGCGATCTATTCGCTGAATACTGGATTAGATGCGGCTTGCACCAATCTGCTGTGGGCGACGTTCTTTGGCATGTCTGCGAGTGAGGCAATCTGGGATCAGCAAGGGAAAGAGGTGATTCTGCAAGATTTACGATCGCGGGATGTTCGGCGGTTTGCGTGGGTGGCGGGGGAGTCGAGTGGGTACAAATTGCGGCTACTGACTCGCGAAAATCCCTATGATGGGATCCCCGTCCCTGCACGTAAGTTTTTGATTCATCGTTTTTTCTCATTGCCGTTGGAAGATCCGTATGGTGTGGGGATTGCGGCGCGGTTGTTTTATCCCGTTTTTTATAAGCGCCATGCGATTAAGTTTTGGTTGATTTTTGCTGAGAAATGGGCCTCTCCGACCGCGATCGCGAAGCATCCGACGGATGCGAATGAGAAGCAGGTGGATGACCTGCTGGAGATGATTAACGCGATCGCCTCTGATACGGGGGTGGCCATTCCTGATACGGTATCGCTTGATTTCTTGAAGGCTCCGGGCGGTGCGATCGACTCCTACGAAGGGCTGAAAAAATTTTGCAATGAGGAAATCTCAAAGATTGTCATTGGGCAGACTGCGACGGTGGATCAGTCCCAAGGAGGCGGGAGTCGAGCAAGAGACCAAGTTGCTGACGGTATTCGGGTGGAACTGGCTAAATCTGATTCTGACCTGCTCAGTGGGACCATTAACCGACTGCTCGCGTGGATGACTTGGGCGAACTTTGGTCCCGACGCGAAGGCTCCTCGACTATGGCGTGAGTTCCCCGAATTAGAAAATAAGGTCAACCGATCGGAGGAAGCTACCGTAATTTCGACGCTGACGAATGCAGGATTCAAACCTAAAAAAGAATGGGTTGAAAATCGTCTTGATGTTGAACTGGAAGACGTACAGGATGCGATCGCGCCGGAGAACCCAGACACTCCACCGGATATTGGTAAATTGCTCGGTGGTGAGCCTGCACCGGAGAATCCAGAGGAAGCGATCGAGCCTCCTCCCGCTTTTGAAGAGGTGGAGTTTGGTGGGGTGTCGAAGGTTTTGAAGTGGAATGGGTTGGCGATCGGGCTTGAAGTAATGCCGGGTGAGTCTCGGTGGAAGGGGACGGGCCATGAGCGAACTCTGACGGCGGCTTATGGTCACATTCGTCTGCATCAAGGTAACGATGGTGAAGCATTGGATTGCTATGTATCGCCTGCGGTCTTGGATGAGGGTGGGAGCGATCGGATCTTCTTGGTGTCGCAGTTGGATGCGGCTGGGGCGTTTGATGAAGAGAAGTTGATGCTTGGGTATGCCGATGAGAAGGCGGCGCGATCGGCTTATCTGGCAGAAATGCCCAAACAGTTTTTCGGGGATATTGTCGAGCTTGAGTTGGAGGATTTAGAAGAATTTAAGCTCGATTTTGCGAAGACTCAGAAGAATTGCAAGAAGGGTTATTCGTGCGGGTTTAGCTGCATTCGGACAGCGTACAAGTGCAAGTCTCCCATGAAGGGGCAGGCTCGGAATTATGCTGATTATTTGGTTGGTGCGGTTAAGCGAATTGGTATTGAAAAGATGCCTCAACGCCACGCCTCGGATGCTCGCGCAATGGGCTTAGGGTTTGAGCATTCAACTACTGGGCAAGGAATTCTATTCCCGATCGCTCCGCTCTTGAAAGTTTCGGACAAACAGAAAGGTGAAGCGAAATTCACTCGAAGCTCAATTGAGAAACAGATTCTTAAACAAAAAGAACTCATTAAGAGTGAAACCGATCGCAAAGATCCGGATGCGAATCAAATCGCTAGAATGCAGCGAAGAATTAAGCGAATGCGCGATCGTGTCAAAGAATTGAAGGCAATAGAAGAAACGGGAGCCATCCCCCGATCGAGCCTTCGAGGGACTGAAATTGAAGTCCCGGCGAAACCCAAAGCGCCTAAATCAGACGTTCAAGCTCAAAGCGACAAAGTTAAAGCCAGTCTCGATCGTCAGGACGTTAAAGCCAAAAAAGAGGCTGATTTGGACCGACAGAAGCAGCAAGAGCAGAAGGACGCATTCGATCGATCTCAAGGTAAAGCAACCCGCGCTGAAGTGGTAGCGAAATTGCCTGATATTTTGAAGCCGTCTAAATTAACGAAGTCTTACGAAGACGCTCGTGATGAATGGTCTAAGGCTGTTCAGGACGGTTCTAAAACAATGAAGGGAAAGAAGATTAAAGCTTCTGGCGATCGGGTGGAATATCTTGATTATGGGGGCGGTGTGGGCATTAGCTCAGTACAAGTCGGACGGACAACTGAGAAAGCTTTAATTGAAACGCCTACAGGTCAAATCATTGCCCGAATCCCGAAAAACATGAAGGCGACAGAGGCGGCTTTTGTTGCTTCTCAAGTATTGTCCAAGAATATCAAAGAAGGCTTGGCTAGTTCGGATAAAGGGACGAAAGCCGCTGCGGAAGAGTCGGTGCGATGGCTCCGTGATTTTGTGGACAAACGATCGAAAGGTCAACTGCTCGTCCCTCCGAAATACTCAGGAGAGGGCTAGCGATCGGGAACAATCCCGCAAACGCTAATCCCCTATTTATGTCACAAGCTCTCCTCCCCGAACAATCCCAATTAGAAACCGCGATCGAGCGTCAGCTAATGCAGTCGTTAGGCGCTGCTGATTTTGCTGACGAGTTGCCCGCAAACCCCACGCCGGAACAACTCGATAAAATGATTGTGCCGATGGTTCGGTACATCCTCCAAGCTGGCGAGAAGGGGTATAAGGACGGCATTGACGAGGTTACGGATAAGGATGGAAATCCCCCCAGTGCTGAGAATAACTGGCTTGTGGCCGATCGGGGGATTGAGGGGCTATTTATCGATCGGCGTCCGGGTGGCGATCGTACCTTTGAATTCGTTCTGGAAAACTCTGGGGATAATTGGGGCAAAAGTTTTCAGATGGTCTCTGGAGAGGCTTAATCTATCCATGACAACGTACAGCCAAAACTACGACCTATTCTGCCAGTACCAAGCCGATCGCGATCGTAAGCTCCGAGACAAAATCTTTAAAATCAATGAAAATCTGATTCATTCTGTCATCAAAAAAATGACAAAGTTTGGATGGGAATATGATGACTTGTATCAGTGCGGGGCGATCGGTCTAGTGTTTGCGATCGATCGGTTTGACCCTAGCAACGGCGCGGCCTTCAGTTCCTATGCCGTTCCTTATATTCGGGGTGAGATTTTGCGGTATTTCCGCGATCGGTTTGGACTTGTTAAACCTCCAAGACCGCTTTATGAACTCTATTGTCGTGGTCAGAAATTCATTGAAAAGCACCAACAGACGACGGGACGAATCCCTTCCGAAGTGACGATCGCCTGTGGGCTAGATGTCGATTTAGCCGAATGGCGGGATGCTGTTTTTGCAAATACTAAACCCGATTCTTTGGATGTGGCAATCCCTGATTCTCTACGAACTCGGATTGATTATGTCCCATCTCCGGAGAAAGAGGATATTCCTACGATTGAGATCGAAGAATTGTTGAATTCAATCGATCCAAAATTTTCGATGATTCTTCGCGAGATCTACTGGAAGAATCGCACGGCCAAGTCGATCGCTAAAGACTTTGGAGTTTGGCCAATGACGATTACCCGTTGGAAACAGTCGGCTTTGCGAAAGCTGCGGGTTGCGATCGGGAACCATCCCATAAATTAAGCTTTTAGCCCTATGAATGTGCTCGATCGTCTTCCTCAATTGTGGGGAGAACCCATTGAATTTCGTGAACAGCCATCTGCTCTGGTTGAACTGTCCGATCGTGTGACGGCATTGGAGACGATCGACTTTGCTGGGAAGAAGGGATCGAAGGTTACTCAGAAAAAGAACTGTGTTAAAGGTTCAAGTTGCGGTTTTACTTGCATTCGGGCTGGGGCTGTGTGTCGATCGGAGATGAAGGGTAAGGAAAAAGAGTTTGCGGGTTATCTGAAGAAATCAGCCGGGAGCACGAAAGGCAAGGCAAAGGTTGAACCTGTTGAAAAACCTCCCGTGGTGGCGAAGAAACCGAAGAAGGATGATATCCCTGATGTGCAGAAGGAGACGATCGCGGCTAAGGTCGATCGGAAGAGAGATGGAACCCATACGGATATCCCTGATGGAAAAATTCCGCCTAGTCCTAGGGTCGCTTATTCATGGAAAAAAGATGCGGGCGGAGTTGAGCGCTACTACAGAAACGAAATCAGCCCAGATGGCAAACGAAATCTTATTGAAATATCTGGGCAAGAGCTTAAATCTGTCGTTAAAGCTGAATTTAACAGTGATTTCAAGCTAGCTAAGTTTGGGCGAGATGTCCGCCCTGAGTCTGAAACTAAAAAAATTGAAGAAAAAGTACGATCGAGTCAGATCTCTGCGATCAAGAAATTATCAGGACTTTCTGAAGATGAGGCAAGAGCGGCTATTGACGCAATTAAAAAGTACTCAGAGCCTGAGGGTAGCGTTATTAGCTATGGCTCAATCAGAAATGTTCAGAGGGGAATTTTAAAGACAGCAGATGGGCGAGATCTGACGAAAGCAGAGCTATCCAAGGTTGAATCTACGACTAAATCAATTAATCGGTATCTTGAGAAGATGCCCTCTTTTGATGGGGTCGTTCATCGTGGAATGTCATTCGATTCAAAAGAGGATCGCGATGCATTTGTCTCGAAAATTTCAGGGGGGTACTCATTGGAGGCAATGTCTAGCTTCTCAAGCTCAAAAAATACAGCAAAAGAGTTTGCCTCTCAATCTGGGTCCGGTGTTCTTTTTACTGTAAAGAATAAATCCGGCGTATCAATCAAGAGGCTTAGTGAAGTAGAAGAAGAGAATGAAGTTCTCGTACCGAAAGATACTAGATATAGAATTGTGGGGAAACCCAAGAAAGTAGCCAATGTTCTAGTCGTTGAAATGGAAGAATTCTAATGAAAAGAAAAAGTAATCGATTGGTTGACCGTCCTGAGACTGCCGCAATTAAACCGTTGCCTTCTGACAAAAAGCTTGTAATAGAAGATCTAAATATGACCCTTGACGAGTATTTGAACTCCCTGGGATTAGATGATGACCCTTTGCCGAAAAACAATCACAGGCTTGAAATAGGGGCGGATGACAGCCCTACGGATCTCCCTGAGGATCTTTAGCAATGAAGCTTGATATCACGATCGAAAACCTCTCCATAACCCAAAAGACGATCGCAGAACTTCGGGGACGGGTGCAGAACCCTGAACCTGCGATGCGATCGATCGGGGAATATTTCAAAAAACGGGTGGACGATCGGTTTGCGGCGGAAGGGCCGAATTGGAAAGCTCCAACCGATCGATATCGGCGATGGAAATCCAAAGCGGGCTATGGCGCGAAAACGCTGACACTTACCGGAGCGCTGCGGGCATCGATCGTAGCGCAGACGACGGGCGATAGTGTTTCGATCGGAACTGATATTCCTTACGCCGAACATCAAAACCGAGTTCGCCCATTCATGGAAGCGGACGAACGGGACCAACGGGAATTCACTGATATTTTATTTGACCATTACACAGGAAACGGCTGATGAGCGACATCTCGATCGAAATCCTCCCCATCGGGACTCACACCTCTGCCAGCGGCTATAAATTGGCGGCGACGGCGGCGGACCTGAAGGAACTGGTGGCGACCTTCGATCGGGAGGTCTTTCGTCCGCCGTTGATTATTTCTCACGATACCAAGGGGTTGCAAGACGAGGCGATCGCAAACTCAGAGTTTGCCTTCGGAGTCCCTAAAGCGTTGAAGGTGGTGGGGAAGAAATTGAAGGCAATCTTTGACCCAAAGGAAGTCTCTCCCGAATTCCAGCAATGGGTCAAGGATCGCAAACTCACCAGCGTCTCCAGTAGCCTGTACCTTCGCGATTCCCCCAGCAATCCAAACCCCGGCAAACTCACCCTGCGCCACATTGCTGCGCTGGGTAAAACGCCCCCCGCCATCAAGGGCATGGAATCTCTTCAAACTGCATTCAACTGCAACGAGTTTGAAGAGGGCGTTCAAATGTTCACCATTCAATTTAGTGCCCCAATGAGTACCACCGAAACCGCCGACTTTAGTTACTCCGATCGTCTGATCTCAAACATTTTGCAACGACTTCGTGAGCATCTCATCGAAACAGCCGATCGCGAAACGGCGGATTCGATCGTGCCATTGGGTGAGCTTCAAAGCATTACCGAAATGGATATGTTTGGTGCTCGGGAAATCGATCGATTGCGCGATCGGATCTATGCGCTGGAAAGTTCAGAGCGATCGGAATCTGCGGGAATAATCCCGGCATATTCGGAAATTGAAGCAGAAGCTGTAAACGAACCTGAAATTGATATGGCAGATTTTGAAGAAAAAGAATCTCGGTTAGCCGAGATCGAAGAAAAGATCGCCGCAGGGGAAACTCGTTTGCGGCGGACGGAATTCCTGGAATTTTGCGAGACGATCGCGAAGGGTAAAATCCTTCCCGGCGTTGCAAGCTTCGACGACATGGCTGATTTCATGGAGCATTTGCATTCCATTGAATCCAATGTTGATTTTGAAGAGCATGGCGGACCTACTCCGCTCGACTTCTTCAAGACGATGATCGGCAAACTTCCCAATGCGATCGAGTTTGGCGAATTGGCAGGTGGCAAACCTCCGACTGCTGTAGCTCCGACCGTGAATGGAACCTTTGACGCATCGGAACTTGACGCCGATCGAGCCATCCGAGACTATTGCGCTCAAAATGGCCTAGACCCTGAAACCGACTACGCGAGAGCAATGACAGCTCTAGGAATGACGTACTAACTATGGCTCAGCAAACAATTACACCTCAAACCATCCTCGCGCAGGGTGCAGGCTTCAAAGGGCAAGCGATCGGGTGGAACTGCCAAGTCGCAGGCGCAAACGTCGGAATCATGGGAATTGCAGATCATCACTTTGTCGCAGGTGACGCGGTGCGGGTCTTGGTTGGTCATGTCGTCGATGCCCTCAGCGGCGGTGCGATCGACGGCACTGAGTCTCGTCTGATGACGAACGCCTCCGGCAAGCTAATTCCTTGGACGACGGGTAACGTGGTCGCAGCCCGATTGATCGTGAAACCCGGCAACATCGCAACAGGTGCAGACCAGTTTATTGAAGTGTCTCCGATTCGATCGTAGAACGCTAGGTTTTAGACAGGTTCAGAGTTCCATCCCTCTGCTGACCTCTAGAACCCTAACGGAAGTAACATGCCAGCAGATATCTCACTAACAGGTGCCCGAGCGACGGTATCGTTGCCTCTCACCAACCTTGCCCAAAAGTCCGCTCAAGCAACCTATGTGATGCGATCGCTGTATCCGTTGGCTGAAGTTGGCAGCTACGGCGGTGTCGTGATTCAGTTTGATGAAAGCGACTATGAATACGTTGATGACACTCGCGCAGATGATGCAGCATTCGCCGAAATCCAGTCTGGATACGAAGGTAAGCCGTTCAAACTGAATACTAAAGGGCTACGCTACCGCGTCTCCGATAAACGCCGAAAAGAAATGGCGAACCTCAAGGTTAATTGGGGCGATATGGCGGTTAAATCCCTCATGTCTCGCGCAGGCTTGTACCACGAAATCGAGTGTGCGGTTAAAGCTACTACTTTCGCAAACTACGCTTCCACCAACCGAGTTACCTTAGCGGGGGGGAGTCGATTCAGTGATTCCGCCGTGGACCCTGAGCCGCTCCTTCGTGCAGGGAAAGACGCGATCGCAAACCAAATTGGTGTGGAGTCGAATGTCTGCGTCATGGGGCGCATGGTCTTCTCTGCCTTGGCTGCACGGTATTCGCGGACATTCACGAGCGCTGGTACCACTCCAGGCATCCGATCGCAGCTTACGAAAGCCGCTTTTGCTGATATTTACGGCTTCGAGCGTGTCGAGATCTGTGATGCGATCGTGACTCGGAACGGAGTCAAGGGCAAGGCGTTCGGTAATCATCTGGTGATGGCTTACACGAACCCTGACGCCATCAATGGCAACATCGTCACGTACCAGCCTCAGGGCGATATCTCCCCCATGGTGGGCGGAATGGGCTACACCTACGTCATGCAGGGCAACCCCTTGATGTATGAGCCTTGGGAAGATAAGAACACGAAAGCGACGGTATTCGACCTCGACTTCGATCGTCAGGTACAGAACACGGGTGTGAACGCCGCAGGTCAGATTACCTACGGATATCTGATTGAAAACGCGGTGTAACTGAATGCCGACCATGGTCGGCATTTGCTCCCATTCTGAATGTTTTGAGATTTTTATGGCCTTATCCTACGTAGTGAAATTAGGTCCGATCGTCTCCGGCGATCGGACCTATCAAGACAATGATCCTTACGACGGCACCGACATCGAGTATCTTTTGGCTCACGGGCGAATTGCGCAAATCGGAACTGGTGAAGAGTCTCTAGTGATTCCCGTTGTACCGATCGGAGATTTTATTGAGTCTCTGATTGAATTGCCAACGGAACCCGTAGTGGATATCCTCGGGATGAGTGTGAATGATGCGCGTGAGGCGATCGCAAGTTGCTCGGATGCTGATACGTTGCAAATCTGGATGGCGACGGATGCCCGATCGCCCATTCGTAAAGCGATTAACGATCGGTTGACGGCATTGAAAGAGGCTGTGTAATGGCGTACTCAACGGTCGAAGAATTCGCGCTTTATTTTGGCGATCGGGAGTCGATTCAGGTGTCCAATATGGACAATCCAAATGCGACGACGATTAACCGAGTCGCGATCGAATCGGCGTTGAATGTGGCAAGTGAGGAGATTGACGGGTACATTCGGACGGCTGGCTATGCAGTGCCGATCGTGCCTTCTCCGTCCGTCCTCGGGCCAAAATGCTGTGACATTGCCCGGTATCGCCTTGATAACTATCGCACTCGCGAAGAAGTTCGACAGCGGTACATGGATTCGGTGTTTTGGTTGAAAGATGTCGCTACGGGCAAGGTTACGCTCCCGACTGTTCCGTCTACGGGTGGTGGTTCGGGTGTGCCGGGTGATGGGTCATCTGGCGGCCTTCAGGAAAAGCCATTGTGTCGCTTTTATACGGTCGATCGGGTCTTTTCGGGCAAGGTTACGTTTCCCTATAGGGGGTATTGATGCCACAGTTGGTCGGCACGATTAATTTAGAGGCTCATGCACGGACGGACTGGAGCTACGAATTCCCCACAACTCGGGATGACGACGGAAATCTGATCACGTCGGCGAATGCCGGACGAATGCAGGTCCGGGATAGCTTCGGGACTCTTCATGCCGAGGCTTTCGTGAATATTGGCGACGACGGGAAACCGATCGCGCACATCTCCCGCAATGACCTATTGCAGGCGGGACAATATCTCTACGACGTAATTATTGAAAGCACGATCGGTTTTCGATCGAAACGCTACTCTGGAAATCTCCGAGTTTTGGAGACTGTTACTGAATGGTCTGGACTCGAACCCACGAACCAAAACCCCAACCCAACCCTTGCTAGAGTTGCAATTTCCTACCGATCGGCGGTGGTTGAACCGATCGCGGGACACCGAGTCCTTTCGACGGTTAACGGGAATCCAGTGTTGGCAGATTTTATGGATACCCAGTTGGCGAACTCGGTGCTGGGATTGAGCCTGAATGCGGCGGCGATCGGTCAACGCCTTGCGATCGCGACCTATGGAGAAATCACCGAGGTCTCTTGGAATTGGGTTCCAAATCTGCCTATTTTTTTAGCGGGCGATGGACTGATGACTCAGACAGCCCCGACGCTTGGGGCGTTGCTCCGAGTGGCCTATGCCCAAACAGCGAAAACCATTTTCTTTAATCCTGGACCTGTCATTATCCGGAATTAAAGAAGCACAGAATTACAGATTTAAGGAGAAAGTTTATGCCATCTAGCAAGTATCTTGCGGTCAATACAGCCGGAAATCAGGTTGAACAGTCTGCGATCTCGTCGAGCACGGGCACCGCAAGTGCAGGTGGATTGGTCGCCCTGGACGAACAAGGAAAGCTGAATCCGACCCTTTTCCCATCTGGAATTGGTGGCGCGACTCAGCCTGCGATCGCCTCCGAAGAACTCGCCGCAGGTGCTCAGGTGAATTTCTGGGAGGATGCGGGCGTGATGAAAATCCGAAATGCAGACGCTTCAGGCGGCCACGGGAAGCGATCGGATGGATACGTTTCGGCGGCGGTAACGGCGGGTGGTGTGGCTGCGGTCCAGACCGACAACGGAACCATTATTGCTGGTTTGACTGGACTGATTCAGGGGCAGACTTATTTCCTCAGCCCGACAAGTCCAGGCGGATTGACTCTGACTCCTCCGACAACAGCCGGACATCTGCTTCAAATCATTGGGAAGGCGCTCACTTCCACTACGCTCAAATTTGAGCCATCTGAAGGCATTACTAGAGGCTAGGTTATGCGATTCCTTGCGATCGGTGAAAGCGGGCGAACCGGGGAAATCAACTTGGTTTCCTCCGGTCGTTCTGTGGTCACTCGCAATGGGGTTTCGCCTGCGACAGTGGGGGAGAAAAAACAGGTCTTTGCTGAAAATGTCAGCCGTCTATCGTTTCGGATTCAGAACCGATCGGTGACGGCTGTTTTGGTGATTTGGGAGGGGGCGATCGGTGCTGAGACGGAGTTGATCCGGTTGCAGCCTGGAACGGTTCCTGATGCGGGTGATTTGGCTATTTGCAGTAGCGTTAAAAATCGAATCAGCCTTTCGTCTACTGGTAGCGAAACCCCTTACTACGCAGGTGAAACGCTATGACGATCGCGGTGGATAGTGCTCTAAAACGAGTCACAATTTCGGGGACAAGTGAAGCGTCTCCCCAGTCGATCGAATCGGTGATTGATGCCGTCGTGGCGATCGATCCGATAAATGCAAACCGAGTGGGTTCCAGTGGATGGATCAGTTCCAGTTGGCAAATCTTGTTCGCGCAACCGACCGACTTTTTGATTATTAGCGCGTTTTTCACTTGCGAATTTCGATCGACGGCGGCGATTCGATTGGTGGGGAGTTTGATTCTGGATGTCGCTTGTACGTTGATTTTTGCGAGATCGTCGGGGCTTGGCTCTGGCAACTTTGCGACGTTCCAGGATGCGCGGTGCAAACTCGTGACTCGGCGGTATAGGGGGTTTGTGAATCCTAAGGTGATTGTGAATTGTGGGGCTTCGCGATCGGATATCTTTGGGTCGTTTTCAGCGTCGATTCTTCCGGCTCATAGCATCGAGGGACTCGATCTGATTTATCAGAGTGGGAGTTCTGGTTTTCTGAAACTGTTTTTCAGCGGTTCTGCGTCGGTGAACAATATTTTTGCGGCGGGAAGTCCGATCGCAATTCAGCAGTTTTCAGGTGTGGTGGCGACGGAGGCGGGATGCCCGACGTTCAACGGATTGTATTTGGAACGCAATGATATTAGCGGAGAGATCGCCCCAGGTGAGCGATATATTCGCCTCGTAAATTGCACGTTTGCGGGGACGGGAGATCTATTTATTAACTACCGATCGACGGCATTTGTTGTCGTTGATCCGGTCTTTCAAAATGGCATTCCTGGAAGTCTCGGGGCTTCCGATAATGCCGGAAATTTGAATGCTCGACAGGAATTGAGATTCACTTACAAGCTAAATTTCTTGGATACCTCGGGGTCTCCCGTGGCAGGTGCTCGGGTGAGATTTCTGCGGAATGATGGATTTACGATCGATGAGCAGTCCCCGATCTCTGGCGTGATCGGAACGAAGGAGCTGCGGACCCGATCGAAGCCATTGGATTCAACCTTGGCGGCTCGTCCGGTGGTGGCGTGGACTCTGCATCAGTGGACGGTGATTCAGCGGCATTATCAGTATTTGTCGAGTGCGGATACGTTGGATTTGGCTGTGGTGTTCGATCGCCCGATCTCCAAAATGGTGACGTTGTTCGCTGACGCTAATATTAGCCTGACTGAAGTGTTGGCGGCGGCGATCGTTGGGGTGTCTTTCGATAAGGCCACCAAGGCGGTGACGATCGCAGGGAATTCCCTTTCGCAAATCTATCATCGCTATCGCCAGTGGATCTCTCAATATGAAAACTTCGATACTCCCGTTTTTCTAAAAGCATCCGCTGACACGATCGAAGTGTTCAATGGATGGACTCTGAAATTCACGTCACCACCAACCCCGAGCAGTGTCTTGAAGCGGGTCAAGGTTTCGGGTGGGGCGATCGCTTTGGCTGCGGGAGATTACCGATCGGTGCCGTTTTTTGCGGCGGGTGCGGTGGTGACGGTTGCGCCGGGGGAGACAAATTTAATTGGTTCAACCTTTGCTCCAGGGACTTCGATCGTGACGCCTGCGGGTGGAGCTGCGGTGGTGACGGTTGACCTGTTGCAATTGGCGATGGCTGCGGCAGGAACTGGGGTTACAGTGCAAGCGCCTCCGGTGGAGTTTTATGGATTTCCGACGTTGCCAAACCCTAACGGCATTGCACCTGCGGCGACCTTTGGTGTGCAGGATGTCGCCTCGGGGCAATGGCGGACCTATGATGCCTCGTCCGGCTCCGTTAAAATTGTCCTCCCAACGATCGCGACAGGCAATTCCTTGCTAGTTCGAGCGGATGCGGTGGGCTACTACCGAACAGTAGACGTGGTGATTCCCCGCGATCGATCGGACTCGTTTAATTTTGCACCGCTTTTCGTTCCCGTTGTGGATGACCAGGGCGTTCCGATCGTAGGCAAAGGAATCCCCTCTGAGAAAGCTCGGATCACTTTCAACCCGTCTCCGCCTCGCCTTGAGTTCGCAGCGGGTCCGATTTCGTTTGCGTCGTTCGTAGATAAAGTCGAGGAAATCACATCCTCACAGGCGGGACTGCTGGCGTTTGCAGAAATTATTCGAGATTTGAAATTCCAGAAAAACATCTATGCTCAGGTCGCTAAAATCCCTCTGCCTCTGACGATCTCAGCGGCGGCGGGGGCGCTGACGAGTCCGATTTTGATGGACTTTGTTGCGGTGCGATTTGGGGAAGAATCCCAAGATGTTTTTGAGCATGGATTGCCCTCGACGGCGGCGGGACTGACCGATCGTCCGGAGGTGAGGGAAAACATGTCCAAGATGATCTCTGGCACTAGTCAAGCGACGGCTTCTAGGGCGTCTCCAACGGTTTACATCATTTAGATTTTCTTGCCATCGGGTCAGACTCCGGTACCGATGGCAGTCACCGGAACCATAAAACTCACTCGCGCGAGAATTTTAGATTTATGTCAACGCTCTTCAACTCGAACACCTACGTCCGCTTACTGAATGGAGTCCTCTCCTATTCTCTTGATAACGAGGCGACTTGGGTTCAGTTAGCCTCTAGCGTCGTATCGACATGGGGGATGCCGAATGCTCCGAATAGTCCCGAACTCGAATTATTTTTCCAACTCTCAGACGGTAGCTACAAATATGCTGCATCCCCGACCTACGCGGTGACGGCGAGCACTCAAGCTGTTTATGCTGGCGCTGAAAATGGTGGCGTTGAAGTTCAGCCCGGTGGTGTCCCTGTAACGTTAAATCCTGTTATTCCTCCCTCTACTGCCTCAACAGAAAGTATTCCGGTCCTCTCTACCCTGAATCTGATGGGCGTTAGCCGGGTGGAGGGTTCACTTCCCTCTGAGGCTGATGGACAGGTCGTCATCCATGAACAATTGGTCTCTTTTGAGCAGGCAGTCGATCAGTCGATCGCTCAATTGACTCAAGTTCTGGGCACTAAAATCACCGGACCTGAAGCGACGACGATCGCAACTCAGATCGTCACTGCTGCGGTTGCTGGCTTACAGAATGCCCAACAGGTGCAGACTGCGATCGGCTTGGCTATTGCGAGTTTAGATGAAGTTCTGTCGATCCCCGTCAAACGGGTTTTCTCGGGCAGCTTAGCCAACATTGTCACGACTGACCTCGTTCCCGGTGACGGAAACCTTGAAGGTCTTGCTACGAGCGGAGTGCTGGTACAGTCTCCGAACGTTGGCGAGTCTGGTATTTATTACCTCAACCAGTCCGGCAATCTCGTCAACTACACTGAGTCCCTAATTGAACAGGGGCTGGAAGTCGGCACATGGATTTGGGCTGAGGTCGCAGACGGCGAGACGCTTGCCTATCGCGTAATTGACATCACCCCGTTTACTGCGCGTGCGGTTGCAGCGCCTGCGGCCTACTCCGATGAAATTACGAATGGGGTTCATGTTGATCCGGTCACTCGAAAGATCTTCCTTTCCGTTGACCCCGATCAGTTCGCATTTGATGCCCAACGTCGCCTCGTTCTGGCCTCGGCAATCAAGGCGGCGATCGACATGGTTCCACTCCTCGAAGACGAGGTTTCGGCGCAAGCATTGCAGCTTTCCACTCTGCAAACTCAAGTTGCAGCTCAGGCTGCTGCTGCTGTCTTGCTTGCGAACCGTGTGATGGCTGTTGAATCCGAAAACGGGATTCAGGCGCAGACGCTGATCACTCAGGCCCAGGTTCAGCAAACTCAAGCGGGGCAGATTCAGGGTCTAGATACTCGGACGACGGCGCTTGAAACTGGCAAGGTTGACAAATCCAGTGTTCGATCGAACGTTCTTTTCAACGTCGTCAATGGCGTTCCTCAGAACCTTGACGGCTCCGCGTGTTCCTTTGTGTTGTTGGCTGCTGGTAGCACGATCTCGAAAGGGTTGTACGACGTGACCCATAACCTCGGTTGGATGCCTCAGGTGCAGGTCGTTGCATTGAATGAAAATGGTCATCCGATGCATGAGGCGATCGCGAACACTTGGAGCGAATCTGAAACGGTTCGTCGTGTCGCGATTCCTAAATCTGGCTCCTATCGTGTGCAGCTTGCAGGCTCCACGGGTGGCGTTTTTTTCTAACTAGCCTCTTCGGTGGTGGGGGATCTAATCCCCCTGCGTCCGGAGGGGCTACGACGGGATGGACAATGTATCAAGGGACTAGCTACAGGTTAAACAACGGTGCGATCGAACGTAATCAGAATGGAGTAATCACCTCCAGCCCTAATTACAACGCGATCGCCGCCTTGATTAAGTTTGATGCTGAAGATTCGATGTTAAATCTTTGGTTTAAAAACCCCACAGAAACAGCATTGATAGAACAAATTGATTTGGTAGATCTCTTAGTTCAATCTCCGGCATTTGGCTATCAAAACTATGAGGCTTATGCTGCCACTTCAGGATCAGGTTATGACGAATCTGCAATAATTCTGGGCAATCAAGTAGTGCTTTCCACTGCTGATCCGATCGATGGTGAGCAGGTGCCTGGAATGGTTGAATCTGTCCGCTTTAACGCAGGGACTCTTGAGTATGGCGTTGCAGGTACTTGGACGATCGTACCTGGGGCAACTGGTCTCGAACGATCGTTGCTGGCTGATGACGGCACGATTTTCAACAAATCTCAGGACGGCGTGACCTATACCAAGGTCGTTCCGGGGGAATGGTTGATGTTGCCGACTGATGGAGGCATGTTCGCGAATGTTGCGAGTGACCCAGGGTCTGTATTGTTGGGTGTTTATGATTCATCAGTCACGCCAACACCTCCCTCTGGCGGTTCGGGTTCCGGTGGGGGATCTAATCCGCCGATCGTTGGCTATGAGGCATTGACGGGAGACAGGTGGGTTCCGTTTGGTGATGGATACAGGTATGCTCGATTCAAAAACGGAGTAATCGACGTTTCTTGGATCGAGTCTCCAAGCTCACCACCAAACGCGAATGCGGCCCGTGAATTTGGATTTTTCCGTGACACGCCTGGAGGTGAGCTAACAGGGATTCTGAACGGTTTTATACTGAGTGAATTCTGTTACGTGTCGATGCCCGGAGGACTGTACTTCAAGGCTCAGGCAAATGGATGGACAGCCATCTCTATCCCTGAATCCGAGTATCTACAGGCACTAGCAAATCCGCTGAAGCTGAACTTCTAAGATGCTAGAACACATCGAAAATGCGATCGTAGGGAGAATCCTTCACACGTTGGATTCTCCAAATATCAAAGTTGCCGCCTTCCCCGAGAAGGCGAAAGAATTCGATCGTCCAAATCCAACGGGGCAAGTCCTTATAGGCTATAAGCGATCGGTTTTTAAGATGATTTCGGAACAGCCCTTGACCATGCATCAGGACGCTGATTTTGAATTGTCATTGCAGTTTCAGGATTTACGATCGCACGTCGGAGCCTATCCGATCCTCGATCGGCTTCGCGTTTCTCTACTTGGGTTTATCCCCATTCAGGGGAACGTGAAGGGGCTTCGTCCGGTGTCTGAAAACTTTGCGGACTTGGATAACGGGACTTGGTATTACAACGCTATTTATCGTTTGCCACTGATCCACAATGTGGCATTTAATGCCTACCAACCGAATGACCCATGGGATCCTAAAGACCCATGGGACGACCCGTTTAAACCATTGCCTGAATGGGCGATCGATCCTGATCAGAATGAATGGTGGCGCAATCCAGAACCGATCGTCACCATTCGATCGGGCACATGGGTTATCAAACGGGGAACACTCCCGCAAACGGATCAGAGCCGTTTCGATCGTGAATTTGTCATCCAAGCCAGACAAGAGTAGTTATGCCAACTCCGTTAAATATCAACACAATCACCGCTCCGGGTGTATATGTTTCGGAGAACACCGTGGGGGCTATCCCTGCGGGGTTAAGTAGCTTTAACTGCTGCTACATGATCGGAACGGCGACGGCGGGCGTAGAAAAAACACCGACTCAGGTGGTGAGCTTGGCTGATTTTACGAATCAGTTTCCGGGTAGCCCTTCCCTGAAGTCGGTGCGTTTGTTTTTTCGCAATTATCCTAGCGGCGTTCTATTCTTCGTCCGCGCTCAAGCTTCGACGGCGATCGAGTTTGTAGAAGCGATCGAGGAATCGTTCGATCCGGATATCCACGAAGCGGGCTTCCTAATCTGTCCTGAGGCATTTGAGAATCTAGCATTGGCGAACGATCGTTTGATCGTTGCAACAATGATGGAAAATCTCTGCGCCACTGAGGGATACGATTGGTGCTGTTTCTGGGATTGCGGGCCTCCTACGGTCGTTGACACGCCTGCGGAGTACAACATCGAAGGAGGGACCTACAACTCTCCCCGTGGTCACGGTTCTTATTTTTATCCCTATTTAAAAGACCTTGAGGGGACACTAGTTCCTCCTTCGACGGCGGTGGTAGCGATCGCGCTGCGCCGATATGCAGAACAGGGCTTTGCTCAACCTCCAGCGGGTAGTGAATATCCGTTGAGGGGTGTTCTGGGTACGGCGGTGAAGATTACACGCAATCATCAGTCAGTGGCGACTCCCATGGGATTGAACGCGCTGCGATACTTTCCGAATCAGGGCGTGTTGGTTTACGGCTCGCGCACACGATCGAGCGATCCTTACTATCGATTTATTAATGGTCGAGTGATTCTCAATGTACTGAACCGATCGATTCGTCGGGCATTGGGACGGACGGTGTTTAGTTTGGTGGATGGTCAGGGTGTGTTGTTCTCCCGAATTCGGGGTACGGTCCACGCGATTTGTTACAGCCTTTGGGATGGCGGTGCGCTTTTTGGGGCGACTCCTACCGATGCCTTCTTCGTGAAATGCGATCGGGGCAACAATCCCAACTCAGACCTGTCACAAGGTGCGGTGCGGGTGGATACCTACGTTTGCCTGTCTCCGACTCTTGAGAAAATTTTGGCTTCGACCAATGTGACACCGATCGGTGAGTTGGCATTTGTTTCTGGAGGTTCGCGAGGCGTCTGATGTATACCCACATTCCCGTTACTGAAGAATCACTCGAATCTGCTGTTCAGACCATTTTGGCAGAGCAGAAAAAAGCAGGTCGCCCAGAAGACTCTTTGCTATGGGCAGAGGCGCTTTCGATCGCTTCTGCAAGGCTTAGAGAGGCGATCGCTATCAAAGAAATGAAAACCGTAGAGGGAGAACCCTAATGCCTACCACCACAAATCCGACAACTAAGGCAGGCTTTCTCGTTCAGATGGACGGGTTCGACACCTATTGGGAAACCTTTAGCGGGATTGACGATAAAGCTCAAACGTCAGAATGGTCTGATGGTCTTTCAAACCGAGTCTTCAATTTGATTGGCCCAAAAAAAGCGTCTGACGTGACCTTAGGGAAAGCGTTCGATCCGGAACTAGATAAGCCGATCGTTGACTGGTATTTGAAATTTTGCGATGGGATGAGTGAGCCAAAAACGATCAGCGTCACGCCCGTTCGGTATTGTCCAGAGCCGGAACCAAGGGGCGCAGCATTGACACTTTATGGGGTGAAACCTTCAGGCTTAAAAGGCTTTGAGGCGGACAAGAAAAGCAACGATGTGTCTACACTCGAATTGACTTTCATCGTGGATACCTGGGGGTACGATTAATGCCGGAATATGAAGATGTAGATATGCCGATGACTGGTTCGCTCACTCGTAGCGATGAGCGTTATATCAGTCAGGGTTTCGCGGTTATCAATAAAAATTTAGATCAGATTCTTTCTCAACTTGACAAATTTGATAAAAAATTTGATAAGAAAATTGACGACTATTCCGCTAGGACCGATCGGCGCGTTGATAAAAATGAGACCGATATTTCGGCAAACGAAGTTAGAATTACACGCCTTGAAACGTATCTGAAGATTGGTGGAATGTTAGGTGGCTTTGCTGTCACATTGCTTTCGGGCATTATCGTCAACAACTGGGGCAACCTAACAGCCCCACCGCCCCATCCACCCTATTCTTATACCAAATGACACGCCTTAAGCAAGTGACGATCGAACCTGAACTTGAAGTATCAGGACTCGCCTTTAATTCAGACGAAATTGACCACGAAGAGACAAAAGACCCAAGCCGAAGAATGCGGCCTGATGGCGTGTTTATTGAAATCTTGGGCGACTATTCAATGCGATTCACTATTCCTGAATCCCTTCATCCAGGCGGACTAACGATCGTCCTCAAAGATCCGACGCAGGTTGACCTTGAATTTGTGGCTGAATTTAGTAAGGGCAGACCTGAAAAAATGCCCGAAATGATTAAGCGCTTAGTTTGCCGTCTGTGTACTCAGTGGGGCGATCGTCCGGGTGTCACAGTCCCTATCTATGAAAAGGTTCGATCGAAATTAGCGCAGGTGATTATCCAGGAAGTGAGCGCTTTTTTGTAGATTGTCCAATGATTCCGCGATCGCAGTTTCTTGAGTCTGTGTATGCGCTGAATGGGGGGAATTTTCAAAATTATGAACGCTATTACGATATTCCGATTTCGGAATTTGTATTGCTTTGCTCTATCCACAACGAAGCGATCGATCGACAGAAAAAATCCATGAAGAGTTAGATCGTGTCTATTCAGCAAGTCCTAAGCTTATTGATCACAGCAAACGATCGTGCCTCAGGGGTGATCGGTGGGCTTGCTGCGCGGGTGCAGTCACTCGGTGGGCAGATGAATGCGGCGCAGGGCAGTAGTGCCAATCTTGGGGACTCTATTGCAGCGGGCTTTCTGAAGGCTCAGGCTGCGATCGGGATTGTCCAGATGGGCTACGGGCAACTGAAGGGTTTGATCACGGAATCATCCTCGTTGCAGCTTGAAAACATGAATTCGGCGCAAACTTTCGCGTCTCTCACGGGCAAGAGCTTTGATGAGGGGGCGGAATTTATCGATCGATTGAACGATCGACTGTCTAAGTCGGCGGCGGCGCTTCCCGGTGCGACAAAGGATTACACCACTTTGGCCCGTACTATTCAGGACAACGTTCTAGGAGCTTTTAAGGATGCAGACGGTAAAGTCGGCAACATGAAGGGCTTTGAGGATACTGTTGCAGGGATTTCGGAGAGTTACGGAGTGTTGGCGGCGGCTAGTGGCGTTCCGATTCAGAATGTCGGATTGAGCTTAACGAAGGCGATGGGCGGGGCGTCTGTTGCAGAGTTGCGTCAACTTCAGTTCTTTGAAGGGAACCAGGCAGTTCTGGGTTTTATTGAATCGGAGCTGAAGAAGGTTAATGCGAAGTCTCTGAAAGATTTGGATGAAAAGTCTCGCGTTGCATTGATTGACCAAGCGGGTAAAAAATTCGTCACTGAAGACCTGAAAAGACGAGCGGCAAGCTCTGTTGATGGCCTGATGCAGTCCTTTAAGTCAGCATTCTTCGACCCGTCTTCAGGGGTCTTTGGGTTTATGCGAGACTTGGACCCGAACGTGAAGGGGAAACAGAGTGCGTTCACGGCATTTAATGAACTACTGATCACGCTGATCGGCGGCGGCGGACTGCTGAGTGGCGATGGCCCAGTTGCGAGTATTTTGGCAACTCTGGGCTTGACCGTGGATCCGATGGTGCTGTTGAAGAATGGCTTTGATTTCATCAATTCAAAGCTAAAGGGCTTAGTGGGTTTCCTGACTGAAGTGGCGGGTGCCCTGAAAAGTGGCGACATGAATTTGGGTGATGTTATCAAGTCGAATTGGGGGATTATCCAAAATTCGATCGGCTCATTCTTTGAGGGGATTGGAGAGAAGGCCGCAGGCTTCCTGAATGGATTGGTGAATGGTGGCGCGAATTTTGTGGGACAAATTGACTGGGGGATTGTCGGCAATTCGATCGGGCTGTTCCTGTCGAGTTTCATGACGGAGCTGGGGGGCTTCTTTGGGAACCTCGACTGGAAGGTTTATCTAATTGCGGCGGTGCCGTTGATTGCAGGCGGGCTGATTATGGCGTTGGCACCTGCGATCGTGACGACGATGGGCGCGGCAGTTGTGGGTTTTCTGGCGTTGCTGACGGGGCCATTTGCTTTGGTTGCGATCGGTGCTGTCGCGGGGTTCATGGCGTTGCTCGGATTTATCACGGCGAACTGGGACAATCTAAGCCTCGGCGTAAATCAAACAATGGCGGACCTTGGTGGCTTTTTTCAGTGGGGATTGCAGGGGATTATTAATGCTTGGAATACGATCATTTCGATCCCAGTGCAGCTTATTGAGTGGCTAGGAACCTCAATCAGTACCGGAATTACAATGATTTCGACGAAAGTCACAGAAGTCTTTACTTGGATCGGGAATGCCATCTCCTCAATCCTGAATAATCCGGCTGTCAAGGCAGTGACCGGAGCCGTGGGTGGCGTGGCGGATGCGGTGACGAATCCAGTTGCGGCGGTGACAGGTGCAGTGGGGAATGTGGTCAGCGCTGTGACGAATCCAGCAGCAACCGCGACAGCGATCGGAGGGGGCGTGGCGGATGCTGCTGCAACGATCGGGAATCTGTTTGGTTTTGGGGGCGTGGGTGCTCAATTTAGAGGTTATATCCCTAATGCTGCAAATGGATTGATGGGGGCGGCTATCAGTGAGGCACGATCGATGCCTAGCGGGGCATCCTTGGCGGTGGCGAACACGAGTGAAGCGATTCTCACGCCGTCGATGCTTTCCAATCTGGTAAATGGGGCTGTCTCCATGGGGGCACGATCGGGGGGTGGCACCTTTGCACCTCAAATTATCGTGAATGCTTCTGGGGATGCTCAGGCTATTGCGGCGGAAGTGATGCGCCTCATTCAATTGGAATTTTCTGAATATCAAGCGGGGCAATTAGCGTAATGCCGAAAACTAATGCGATCGCGACTGCCAAGCTCCCAAAAGCTGAGAAAAAGCCTGCTGAGGCTTACATTATCCAGTACTCAGCAAACCCAAAATCAGAGCAGAGGCTTTGGACCTTTCAGTACAATCCGTCTGTTCTGAAATTTTCAGGAGAGGCAAAGTATTCGGCGGCGGAGACTTTTGCGACAAGGTTGCCGGATCAGCAGTTTGCAAATTCTAGTGGGCTGAAACTCGACATTTCTAATATCTATCTCGAAACTTATCGAGAGCGAAAATCATTACTGCCTCTGATTGACGGAATCAATGAATTGCGAAAAGCGAAACTCGATAAGCGACAGTTTTCGCCCCCACTATTGATGTTTATTTTTGGTTCGCGGAGCTTTGGGCCATGCGTCCTGACATCGGTGTCCTGGGACGAGGCATCGTGGCTTGGGGGAGCGCCTGCGCGGGTGCAGATGAATTTGAGCTTTATGGAGGTGCCGAAGCCTGGGGCGATCGGGGTGAAGGCATTACCACCGGAGCCTGATGCTCCAAAGGACGGGAAGCCCGCGAAGGAGCTGACCGATCGACAAAAGGATGACGCGATCGTGAAGGCTAAGGAATGGCTGAAAACCAATGAAGGCAAGCTAGACCCGCGCATCGTGACGACGCTGAAGGCGAATACTTTTAAGCTCGAAGCCGACAAGAAATCCGGAGATGTAATGATGCTCGATGCCAAGGGCGGGAAGATCGGGGTCGTTGGGCGGTGGGATGGGAAAACCTTCACGACGGAGAAGGTGAACACGATTCCGAAAAAACCTGAAGCATCCAAGGCGGCGAAAAAATGATTGAGAAACAATTGCAGGCAGGCGACAGCCTTCAGACTCTATTGCTGGACCAACTCGACGACATCGACAAATACAACCCAAATTGGCGATCGATCGCAGACTCCGCAGGCATTAATCCTCTAAAGTCGCTCCCGATCGGTGACATCGTTCAGATCCCAGAATTAGATCAATTGGTGACGCAGGCTGATGGACTGCTCGGGGGCGTTTCGGCGGGGTTGAACCAAGCTAAAGGGCAAATCTCCGAGGTCTTTAATCAAGTCGCCCAGTATCTCCCACCTGGATATGCCGCAGAAGCCCAGAAGCTATTAGGAGAGGTGAACGGAGCCTTTGGGCAGGTGGAGACGATCCTGGGGCAAGGTAAGGCGGTGCTCGGGAAAGCTCGGGACTATAAGGGCGAAGTCGCTAAATTAGTGGATTGGTTACTGTGATGGGTAGTTGGATTGCCCCGATCGCACGGGTCAGAATTGCGGATGACGTTTTCATGACGGGTGACGGATACCTCAAGTCGGTGTCCGTCACTTTGAGCGAAGATGCGCGGGCGTCGCGGTGTAAATTTGAACTTTACGATCCGGGTCTTGAGATTGCGTCTCAATACTTCGAGATGAGTTTTCGGGATGGAGGGATTCAGGTTCCGGCTGATTTGCTGGAAGACCCGAGTAAGGCTAGCGCAGGTGGTGGGACGATTTCGATCGCGGGGTCGGAGTCCTTGGGGGGATTCTCCGGTGGAACCGCAGCAGAACAAGAGCTTGCGATCGTCCGGGAATGCCTGAAGCAGGGCGTTACAGATAAGGCCCAGATTGCCTACATTTTGGCCACGGCAAAGCATGAATCTGACCATTACAAAACACTGACGGAGTATGCGAGCGGATCGCAGTATGAAGGCCGATCGGACCTAGGAAACACCCAACCCGGCGACGGAGTGAGATTCAAAGGCCGAGGTTACGCCCAGGTCACGGGGCGAGTCAATTACGAGAAATACAGCAAAATCCTTGGGACGGATTTTATTGCGAATCCGACGGAAATGCAGAAGCCAAATGTCGCACTTTTCACCCTAGTCCATGGGATGAAGACCGGGCATTTCACGGGGAGGCCGATCGGGGACTATGTGGGCGGTGGGAAGCAGGATTTCTATAATGCTCGGCGAGTGGTCAATGGGACGGACTTGGCGGGTCAGATTGCTGGTTATGCCGATACTTACCTTGGACGGGTTGATGGGCTGGTTCAGCAGGCAGGCGGCTCGGCCACTCCTCCCGCAGCTCCACCAAAGACTCAGCAACAGCAGGCGGCGGCCACTCCACCACCCGTCAAAGATGCTTCAGTTACCAAGCCTGAAGAGGTCTCTAAAAAGGGGACGGAAATCATCGTCGAACTGGGCTATCAAATCGCGCAGCTCGTGAATTTTCATTTCATCCACACAGGGACCACAACCCAAGGCCGATCGCCTGACTCTACTGGATTTGAAGGGCAGTCGATCCGATGGCTGATGACGCGGCGGACGAAGAACACGGCCTACGCAAATATCACCCTGAAAGAGCTTGCGGAGAAAGTTTGCAAGTCTTACGGCTTCAAGCTCGACATGGAAGGCGACGGGCCAAAGTATGAGCACTTGGACCAAACCGGATTGACGGATTATGAGCTGCTTTTGAGAGAATGCCGGGGAATTGGCTATAGCATCCGTGAGGACAAAGACACGCTGATCCTGAAGCCCTATCGCCCTGAATTCACGGGCTTTGTCATCACAGCAGATATTCTGCTGCATCCCATTTCGTTCGCGGACAAAGCCTCGAAGGACATGCAAGGTTCTCCATCGGCTCCTGCAAGTGATTCGGCTACGCCGTCGGGGGATTCTAAATTCTCGATCGATCGCGTCACGGGAGTCGCGAAACAGGTGAAGCTTGAAGACTCGACGGGCATGGGGAAAGCCCTTGCAAATACCTCGACGGCGCAGTTCGACTTATCCAAAGCAACGATCGGACCCGTGGTCAAACCTTCCGCAGCCCTCGCCGCATCAAACCCAGTCGCGGCGATGGGAAGTCCCGTGAAAAAGATCGGGGGGACACCTGCCCCAGAATCGGCGGCGAAACCTGCGGAAGGGGCTGCGAGTACTGGAGATGCGGTGACGGGATTACCTAAGCAGGAAATCGGGGCGATCGATTTGGCGGATGGTCGGGCGGAGGCGAGTGCGATCGCAGATGAGTCGAAGCGGGTGAAGGGCTATGAGTCTTCGGCGACGGTGCTGACGACAGATGCAGTGTTGGCGATCGCGCCGGGTTCGATTATTGGGATATCTCGGAACATCGTCCCGGAGACTTTTGCGACAGAGTGGAGAGTGGGGCAGGTGACGCACTCGCTTTCCCAAGGGAAGATGACCACGACGCTGAATTTCTATAAGCCACAGAAGCAAAAGGCGGCGAGTGGGAGTATTAGCATTGCGGGGTCTGAAGTGCTGGGCGGGAATGTGCCAGCGGGGAAACTACAAAATCCAATGCCGGGAACGCCTCGGGGAACGCCTTTCGATCCTGCGGGGGTTATCCGTGGAAGACAGCACCTTGGCATTGATATGTCGGGCGGGTCTCAGAACAAGATTTTGGCGGCGGAAAGCGGGAAGGTCATCGATGCAGAAAATTCTTGCGTGGTGGGCGATCGGGGATGCGGGGGCGGTTTTGGGAACCTCGTCTACATTCAGCATGAAGGGGAGTGGGCGGGGTACGTTACCCGATATGCCCATTTGAGGACAGGTTCGGTCACGGTGAAAATCGGGGACGCGGTGAAAAAGGGGCAGGTCATTGGGGTGGAGGGCGATACTGGGTCCAGCGGGGGCGACCATCTTCACTTTGAAGTGGTAAAAGGCGGGCAGCGGATTGATCCAGAGCCATTGTTTTGCCCTCCGCCCTCCGGAACCTATGGTCAGGGGGCTGGAACGCCCTTGAGAAACAAGTGCTAAATACCGCAGAGAATCTGCCCATAGGCCGTCTCTCCGTCCCGTCTGGACGCCGACTCGTCAGCACATAGGAAAAGCTTGATTGAACCATCGTCAAAAATCCCAACTGTCTCGGACCAAGACGATCGGTTGACTCCGATCGAAACTGTGCTCACATCTGAGCAGGCTTGGAGAATCTCAGACCCGATCGAAGTAATCAGTTTAGGCGATCGCATTGTGGCGTTTGCCGCTTTGCCATCAATGGTGAGACTAATGGATCGGGGGCGACCTTCTGGCAGTTTGGCGGCGATGTCTTCAGTCGCGACAAAACTGCTTTGAGAGATCAGATTAAGACCTCTGATCGATTTCAATCGGGATGCGCCTGCATCGATCGCCTTTTGGCATTGCGGGGACACCGCGCTTTCTTCGGCGGAGACGGGGGACGGGAGCAAGACGATCGCACAAAACAGAGAGAGAAGGGAGAAACGCATGGAAAATCCGGGTAACGTCCTTTAAGAATAGCCCCGATATTTGCCCAAAAGCCATCTATGCAAAAAATTTTTGACATTCTCACCTCCGCCGAAAAAGCAGCCCGATCGAACAACGAAGGGCGAATCTTTGGGCTAATGTTCGCGATCGTGACGAACAACCAAGACCCCATGAATATGCGGCGGGTGAAGGTGACATTGGAATCGAAGGGTGGGCAAACGCAAACCGATTGGGCGTTGGCAATGCGTCTGATTCCTAATTACGATCCGCCGATGCCCGCGATTGGGACTTCGGTGATTGTGGCTGCGATCGATGGAGACCCCCATGATCTAGTCTGGCTCGGTCCCGTCGTCAACAATACAAACCCGCAGGATGGTGAACAGTCGGACCCGCTCAACGATAATTCACAGACCATTCCTGGGGCTAGTAGTGAGGCGATCGGGAAGTCTTGGTCTTTTTCCACAGGCGAGGACTGGACGGGGAAAGTTGGCAACGATATGGAGATCGATATCGAGAAAACTTGCACGATCAAAAACAGCGCTGGGGCAAGTATAACGCTGCATGAGTCAGGCTTCTTAGTGCTTCAGGATGCGTGGGGACGAAAACTAACTTGGGGCGGAGCTGGGGGGACGGAGTACAAATGGGATATGGCGGGGGCGGAGATCGATATCGTCAACCCCAGCAGCTTCAAAATCAATGGGAAGGAGATCGCGACGGTGGGCGCGGTAGACTCTCGCGGGGATGCTCTTGTAAATCGTGGGTGGTAATTCTGATGGCGTTAATTCGATCGATCGCTTATCCATTTCAACTAGAAAACGGCGGACTGAAGACGGCGGAAGATAATCGGGTGTATTTCGATCGCATTAAGCAGGTGATCGAAACTCGCCCGTTCGAGCGGGTGATGAATCCGGGCTATGGGTCGCCAGACTTTGTGTTTACGGCTCCACAGAGTGCTGAAATTGTGGCGCAGCGGGTGACGATCGCACTGGAACGATCGATTCCAGAATTAGGATTTCAGGTGGAGGCAGATTTAGACGAATCTGGGACTTGTTCGCTTACAATAAATTGGCAAATCAATGGAGTAAATCAAGATGCCATCCAGTACAAGCTGCAATCCTGACTATCTCGGGTTGAAAGAAGAATTCAGGGATTTGTTTGATTTGAAGTTCCCCGCGATCGGCTCCGTCTGGTTCAACAATCGCCGGAAAGAATTTTTCACTGTAATCGGAATGGTTTCGCCATGTGGAGAGACAGATAAATGGCAAGTGCTTTACCGATCGAATTCATGGAAGCCAGAGGAACACAGAAGTCGATCGATCGAGGACTGGTACGGGCTTAATCGAGATGGAAAGCCAAGGTTTGTCGAATATTGCGAAAATCACAGGAATTACCGGAGAGTACAGACCTGCGAGAAACGATCGCAGAAATTCAGCATGATCAAATATGGTCGCACTGGATGGAGTATCAATTCTCTAAATGCACTATAAATACAGACGGATCTTTGACCATTCCTGCTGAGTCAGTCAGTCGATGGTTACGGCAATCTCAAACGGCATATGCAGAACTACCAGAGACTGAACGAGAATCCGACCGACATCAAGCAGACAAAATCCTAAAAGTTCTCAATCTAGCCTAGGGAACTCTCCCAACAGCAGAAGGGATGGGACCACGATGCCACAAGTAACCCGATTTATTCCATTAGAAACACCAACGATCGATCCTCGCAATGAGGAGGCGTTGGTTGCCTATGGAATGGATCGGGTTTACTCATCTTCCGGTGGGAGGATTAACGATTTTTCCGCAAGCTCTCCAGCGAGAGTGTTAATTGAAGGGCTAGCCTTTGCAGCCGCAGAATTTTTGTATTACGCAAATAAGGTGCTGGATTCGCTTGAGATCCAATTGCTCCAGACCGCAGGCATCCAGCAGAAAGAAGGAAGTCCAGCGATCGCAACCCTCACCTTTACCCTCACCGCACCGCTCGGGAACGTCTTCACTATCCCCGCAGGCTACGAGTGCAAAGCGTTCGATCGGGTATTTTCCACCGATTCTTTACTACTGATTCCCGCAGGCGCAATCAGTGGAACCGTCGCGGCCACCTGCACAACCTTGGGAACTCAAGGCAACGTTGCCGCATTTTCAATTAATCAACTCACTCAGCCTCTCGCCTTTCTCGGAAATGTCACAAACACCGCAGCCGCTTCCGGTGGGAGTAATGGTGAAACGATCGAAGACACCAAAGCTCGGGCCTTTGCTTCGTTCCGCCGTCGAGGGCTGGTGAGCGGGGAGGATTATGAGCAGGAAGTTCGGGGGCTACTGGGGGAAAATAGCGTGGCACTTGCGATCGGGAACCTGAGTGCCGATCGGACTGCGGTAGAAAAAGGCGTGGTCCATATTTTCGCTCTCAACGGCGACGGTTCCGCTCTCAACAGCGCACAGCAAAGCGATCTGCAACAACGACTGCAAACCAAGACGCACCTGACGATCGGCGTTTATGTCTCCAATTTGCAAATCATTGACACCTCTGTTCAAGTGGTTGCGAGTATTCTCTCAGGCGAAAATCCTGAAGCAATCGCGATCGCGTTGAACCGGGAACTAATGGCCTATCTTTCTCCCGATGGCGGGGTGGGCATCGGGGGAACAGTGCTGGTGAAAGAAATTGAGTATGTGGTCCGCGCAGTCCCAGGCGTGGATTACGTTCAGTCCGCGACGATCGGTGGATGGCTCGAAACCCTCTATAGCTCAAACTTCGCCATCCCAAATCGCTGGAGTGCGCCAAAGTTGCGATCGTTCGTTTGTAGCTTAGTGCAGGCAGGTGAAACTTACACCTATGCCTTCGGGGAAGGCGACCCAGATTAGGAGGAATTATGGCAGGATGGGACACGGGCAGACCAATCCACGATCGGCTCCCAAGCGAAAATGAGGGATACCAGAAAGACGAGGAATGGGATGGGTTTGATGAGGTGGAGAATCCCCCGATCGCTCGGTGGCTGACGACGCCATGGGATGAACTGTTGATGGCGTGGAAAACCTACATTGACGACATCCCTAAAAACTATCTCAATCCTGCGACTGCACTGCCTTCGGCTCTTGACTGGCTCGGGCAGTTGTGGGGTTTTACGGGAGAATATTGGGATACGGGATGGCCTGATATCATCAAGCGAACCTTGATACAGAATTCGCAATGGATCTGGATCAACATGGGCACAGAAACGCTCATGACCTGGATGATTGCGTTGTTCGGGCTGAAGGCGACCTTGTATCAATTGGGGGACTTTCGCGCAGATGTCAGCGCAGCCGAGGACACGATCGGCAACGATGGCCGAGAGTTTGAGATTTTTGTGATTGTGAAGCTGGCTGACTATTTCAGAGTCAGCGCTCAATGGCGACTTCTTGAACGACTTTGCGATCTGTACATGCCCATCTATGTCGAGCGAACAATTTGCTACGAAGAGTTCTACGCTGATTTCAGCCTAGCCGACGACCCTATTTTTTCGTGAATTAAATGCGAACCTGCACAAAACTTTCAAAGCAACCTGCCCTAATTTACGTAAAACAGATAGAGTATGTGAACGCGATCGCAGCCTACAACGCAGCATCCGTGAGCCTCGACAACGAGACGCTACAAATCGACTGTAGTGTAGGCTTTGATGAGACCTTGAAGAACGAACATCAGCGACGAGCAAAACGCGCGCAGATGATGCTACGTCCTGGGTTTCAGGGGTTGCAAAGCGACGTATTGCGGCTAAAGCAGGCCATGGGGATCTGTGAGGCTGAATATCTGAAGATTCGTCGATCGTTCGACGTGATGAAGATTCAAGCAAGTAGTGGTGTTGATCGTGCGGGAAAACTCCCCGAAAGCATTTGAGCCGCGATCGTGACGACAATTACAGGGATTATTCGGGATAGCGGAAACGCTTTGCTATCAGGCGCTCTAGATGTGCGCCTGGATGCATATATGCTCGATCGATCGACGACGCCTGACTCTATCTTGACGACGCAACCCAAAACTTTTGCGATCGTCAATGGGGCAATTAATATTTCACTGCCTGAGTCTGAGACACAGAACCAGACCTATTATTTCGAGTTTTTCTCTGAGGCGACCCAGGTCTCTTATTTTTTCCCAGAGGGAGGCCAGTACACGGGTCCCGTTCATCAGTGGACAGATCTGAAGTGGTACGTCGGCGACGTGCATGAGGCAAACTCTAAGGTACTTTTTCGCGCAACACCAACAATTAGGACCAAGGTTTTCGATCGGCGAGTTGTCATCCCAAATGTTGCGTCTGTTGAATTCTCGGACCTGCTTCCGACTGGCGTCACCACCGACGTTTTAGACACCTCCATTAGACGGCTTGCTCAACTACTGACGGGCGACGTGCAATATGCCCAAGCTTTGCGCGGAGGGCCAGATCCAAAGGGTCCGTGGAATACAACCACTTATTATCAGAAAGATGATTTTGTAACCTATGCGGGATCTAGTTGGCTTTGCATCGCGACGGCTCCGATCGTCAGTTCAACTCCAAACGATGCGAACCCAAACTGGCTTTGCATTGCAAAAAAAGGCGATGCAGGTGGGACCGGAGGGCAAGCTACCGCTTACAGTGCGTCAGGATGGCTAAACCAGTTGTGGGCACCTTCTGCGGGCGTTTTAAGAAATGTAATCGAGGGTTTAGCGAAGCTAACGGATATTGCGAACCTAGCATCGATCGCCTCTCCAGCATTTACCGGAAACCCGAGTCGAACGACTTCACCATTGGCCTCTGACCGATCGCAGCAAATTCCAACAACTAGCTGGGTGGGGGGACTTTTCGCGACGATCGATTCCCCGGCATTTACGTCAAACCCATCTGCGCCGACACAGGCTGTTACGGATGTTTCGGGAAAGCTTGCAACGACGAAATTCGTTGACGATTACTCCCGTGCGCGGACTTGGGGGACGATCGTCTACGCACAACAAAACAGTGCATTTTCGTTTCCGGCTTCGATCTACACAATGATTCCATTTACAACAGAACTTGTTGATTCAGCAAATCTTTTTTTGAATGGAATTTTCACCCCAGCCGCAACAGGATTGTATGACATTAGCTACGGGGGAGGGATGACGGTTCCGAGTGGGGCTGTCGGACTCTATGCAGTAGCGCTCCATCAGGGATCGAGTCTTATCGGGATCTTGTTTTTAGATGTAACTACCTCTGGAACAGTTTGGCAATCTGGAACTGTTCGCTTAAATCTTGTTGCAGGGACGCCCTACAATCTTCGGATTTATGTCTCAGGAAGCAATCCAAGCATTCCGACCGGAACTCCGCCAAATTGGATTTCGATCGATCGCGTTTCTTTACTGTAAAAAATCATGAAAACGACCTTTGCACCTGGAACTAAAGTTACTGCCTCTTGGCTGAATGCAATTCAGTCACTGACTTTTGACGATGAGGATTTAGACGGACACCTACCTAGAATTACGGATGCAATGCTCAGTAATGCGGCGGGAAACCTGAAGGCCGTTTGGTCGGGATTTAGTAATCAATTTTTGGTGAGGGCATCCACAGGATTATCTGTGACAATCGAAGGAGGAGTTTTTACGAACTCTCAGGATTTGGGGATGACTATCGCTCCGAGTGCATTGGCAATGCCTGCCAGTGCGACGACATATATCTGGGTGACAGATGCAGGCACTTTTGCGTCGGGAGCAAGTTTGCCAGTCATCGCGTTACCAATTGCGGCGGTGACGACGGGTCCAAGCGGAGTTTTAAGTGTCTCTGATTTACGGCCTAGATTTAAAGTGGGGCCGCAATCTCGGGCGATCGCGGTCTTTGGTGGACGCAGCAATACGGATTTAGTTTATGCGTCAAATGCGTCGATCGATGGGGTGATCAATTGTCGAAATTTCACTTTAAATGCTGGGGCCACACTAACAGTTCCTTCAGGACTTCTGAAAATTGTGGCGTCGGGGACGGTGACAATCAATGGAACGATAATCGTTTCACCACCGATCGGGGGGGGAGCCTTTTTCAGTGGGGGGGTGGCGGCACCTGCGCTATTGCTATCCGATTCAGGAAAAGGATTTGGGGGCGGGGCGGGGCACAATGCGGCGGGGGGGCTGAGTTACCCTCTTGAAGCAAGTTCGTTTGGATCAGGGGGGGCGAGTGGGCTTGCATCCATACCTATAACGACCTCAGCATTCGGTAGTGCTGCCTTCACCTCAAGCCGTGGGGGGAATGGGGGGGGAGCCTTAATTATTGAAGCGGCTGGAATTGTATCGATTACAGGGTTGATTAACTGCAATGGAGGCAATGCGGCGGCTGGAACGATTGTAAGCGTGACGAATGCAGAAGCGTTCATTACTGGAGGCGGAGGCGGATCAGGGGGGGCGATTATGCTCCGGTCTTTGGCGGCGGTGATCGTGACATCGTCGGGGGTCCTCTTTGTGCGAGGAGGAAATGGAGCCGATGCGAGGACTAGTAACAATCTTAACCTATCAGCAGGTGGGGGTGGGGGTGGGGGTGGAAGAGTTGTCGTGGCGTCGCCAAACACAAATTTGACGGGGTCTACCATCATCCTTTCAGGCGGCGCGCCGGGTTTAAATGCAGGTTCTGGTGGGGGGGTTAATGGCTCCTCTGGGGGTGGGTTCGGCGGGGCTGGGGGCGCGCCACAGAGCGCAGGGACGATCGGGCAACTCACACTTCAGTCATTTATCACGGTATAAATTATGCGGCTACTTGTTCTTGATGGATTGATTGCAGGCATTGCTGGGGCGGAAGTGGAAGAATCATCTCTTCCCACAGGGTTTACGATCGCGGAATACGCCGAGGAAGTGCCGATCGAATCCTTATATTTTCTGGATGGAGAAGTCAATCCAATTCCTGATAGACCGAGCGATCGGCATCATTGGAATGGGAAAGAATGGGTTGAACTGATCATCCAGGAAGTCATCGCCTCTCAAGCCTCAGATTGGGAGGGGCTTTTGAGTGACTTACGCAGCTCTGTTTTTTGGCAGAAAGCTTTTCAAGCAGCATCAACCTCATTGCCTGCAAATGCCGCTTGGACAGTGCTTCAGAGCAGTTTAACGGCAACTCGCCATTCAGAAGATTTTGAGTTTGCGATCGGGGCGTTGCGGCGGGCGATGGCGGCGGGCGATGGCGGCGATTTTACCCAGAATCAGATCAAGATGCTGAACAAGATGCTGGCCGATCGAGGATTTGGTTTCAAAATCCCCCTGACACTGTAGTTTTTTGAAATTCAAGAGGCTCTGATGGCAAGGGATTCACGATCGAGCCTAGATTTTGATTCTAGATAATAGACGTTATATAGAATCAGACAACTATGAGACAACTTTAGGGAGGTGGCAGGAATGAGCAGGATTTTAGAGGTTCCTTACTTCTACCAGAGAGACAATGATGAGGCTCTGCATGGTCCCGGATGGCGACAGTGCAACCTGACGAGCCATGCGATGGCGATCGATTTCCTCAAGAAAGGCCAACTGCGAAACGAGGGTTTCCGAAGAAGTGTTGAGCCGGAGACGGTCTACGGGCAAGCGTTGATCGATTTTGGCGACACGCGGGAGCATCATGCACACACCCAATGCCTGCTCGATCGGTTTGGGATTCGGAGTGATTGGCGGACGGACTTGTCTAAGGCGATTGTGCTGAAGCAGCTTGATATGGGGTTCCCAGTACCGATCGGAGTGGCATATCGGACGGATGGCCATATCATTTGCGCGATCGGCTACGACGATAATGGGCTGATTATTAATGACCCCTATGGCTCTCGCTATGGGGCGAGTGATGACTACAGTATGGTCGGAGGGGAACGCGATCGGTATTCGTGGAAGTTGCTGGATAGTATTTTTTGGGATATTGGACCGGAGCACGGGTGGGGACGGGTCATCCATGGACTACTCTGACGATCGGCTGATTGGGATTTGGTTGACTAGTAAGGCCGATGCGACTCAGGATGCCTATGCGCGAGCGGTCATTCAGTTCCGAAAAGAGTTCATGGGGCGATCGTTGAAATCGATTACGATCGAGGATATGCAGACTTTTGAGGCGCTGGTACAGAGGATTTACACCAAGGATTCAACTAGGCGTCTCAAAATCAATGCGATCAAGAGTCTGTTTTCGTTTGCGGTGCTGCATGGGGCGATCGCCTCGTCCCCTGCGGCTATACTGCGGCTCCCACCACTGAATCCAAATCTCTCGAAGAAACTGATGCTGGAGGAAGAAGTTCTGCGGCTTTTCGCGGTGGATATTCCCCTACGCGATCGGGCGATGTTGCAATTCACTTATCTGACGGGGAGCCGAGTCAGTGAGGTTTGCGCGACGAAGTGGGCTGATTTCGTTGAACGATCGGATGGGACGGTGCAGGTGAATATCTGGCGATCGAAGTCACATCGGATGTGTCCGGTGATTTTGCCGGGGGCTTTTTGGGAAAGCCTTTTGGGATTCAAGGGGATTGACGCTCGGGTGTTTCCCATCTCCAGACAGCAGGCCCATGGAATCATAAAACATGCTGTCGAACTTGCGGGGTTGGATCCGAAAATTAGTATGCATTGGCTCCGACATGCCCATGCAAGAATTGCATTGGAAAAGGGCGCGGATCTCGTGACCATTCGGGATACGCTCGGACACTCAAACATTTCTGTAACGAACTGGTATCTAACCTCACTGCCCGATCGATCGTCGAGTCAGATGCTTCAAATTTAAAGTTTTAAGAAAGATTTGTCTTTTTAGGTGGATCCTAGGGGTTTTCTCTATTCTTTTTTTGCATTAAGAAATGCTATATAGGCATCATCCCCAGTTTCTTAATCTTCTTTTTATGATTTGTGATTTTTTGAGCTTGCAGGCGTATCGGGCGAGTGGGCGAGTGGATCAGGAACGGCAGTGTAAGGAGGCTCTGGTCAAGGCGAATATCGGGCTGGTGATTAAGATCGCAGCGACGTTTCACAAGTCGTCGGAGGCTCCGATCGCTGACCTGAAGCAGGAAGGTGCAATCGGCCTTTTGAAGGCGATCGACGGCTTTGACCCGAGTAAAGGAATGAAGTTTTCGAGCTATGCGGTCCCGAAAATTCGGGGGGAGATTTTGCATTACCTGCGCGATCGTGCGCCATTGATGCGGGTACCCCGACCTTACTGGGATGCCTATAAGGCTGTGGCGGCGGATCAGAAAAGCCTTGAGAAACAGGGATATATGCTGTCGATGAAGTCGATCGCATTAATGAAGGGGAAAACGGAGGAGGAGTGGCGAGAAATTTCGATCGCTTGCACGGCGAGAATCTCGGATGCGGCGATCAATCTGCCTGCGGGGAGATCGGAAGAGTCGGTGGATGCGGGCGAGGTCTTTGGGGCGTTGTCAAAGTTGTCGGATCGAGATCGATCGATTTTTGTCAGCTTTGCAATGAGGTCAGAGGGGCGGTCTGTGGCGGATATCGCGGTGCATTATGGCGAGTCGGAGACAGATGTTCAGGATGCGATCGATCGATCGCGGCAAATTCTCAAAGCTCAACTGGTATAAATTCACTCCCGACCATGGTCGGCATTTGTTATGTCTTTAGTCTGTGATGTGGTGATGGGTTTGACGGTGGATGAGAAGATTCGGTTGGCGAATCTGGAGGAGCGGATTGACGATCGGGTTCGCGGGATGGCGGAAATCGGAGAGGCGCTGGGGGAGATTCGGGAGTCTCGATTATATCGGGAGGCTTATCAGAGTTTTGATGAGTACTGCCAAAATCGCTGGTCTTTTTCACGGGACCGAGCGGATCAGATGATTGGGGCGCAGGCGATCGTTAAGGCGATGGCGGAGAGCGGGAAGGTGCGATCGAAAATCCTGCCCTCACGAGAACGACATGTGAGGGCACTTAAGCCGTTATCGGTCGAGCAGCAAGCGGAGGCTTGGGATGAGGCGGTGGAAGTGGCGGGGGGTGAGCCGACGCAGCAGCAGGTGAAAGCGGCGGTGACGGCGAGGATGGCGGTGGTCGATCGGGTGGAGTCACCGCAGTATGGGCAGGTGGTGACGGTGAAGAAGACGGAGGGGGCGATCGTGACAGCGGTGACGGCGACGGGTGCGAAGGCAACGTTTTTGCAGCAAGATTTGACGCCGTTGCCGGAGCCGATCGAGCTATTGAGGAAAGTTTTGAGCTATCCGATCGAGGCTATTGTTCCGTCTGCGCTGATGCAGCAGTGTCGCCAGGTGCTTGGCATCTGATGCCATCGCGGACTTGGCGGGCGATGCGTTCTAGAATTGTGGCGGCGGCGGGAGAGCAGACGGACTGAAACCGTTCGAGGACTCGCCAGATGACGGCTTCAAGAAGTGTTAGAGGCATTTTTGTGGGGGATTGAGCGATCGGTCTAGTCTTTAAACTGAGTTCACAAAAAAGTCATTAAAAAGGACGATCGGGGTAGCTCGATCGTCCTTTATACTAAGGGATTCAGCGATTTTACTGGATCCATTTTTGGTAAATTTATTAGAAATTTAAGATTTGTGGGAATTCTCTGCGGCGGATTCCCAGTGGGAATTCTTCGATGTCTCCACCCTTCCGGTGAACTAGCGGTATCGGAAGTTCTTCATAGAAAACTTTTGTCCCCAGTTGTTTTACGAATAGAGGGATTCGGAGCTTAGCGGACTGTGCGGCGATCGAGACGATCCAATCCAAGTCGGTCGATCGTGCATTTGGCCCGGACTCACCTCCGACGATAATCCAATCAATCTGATCTCGAACTTTTATTGTGATGGGTTCGAGTAATGGTTCCATACTCAGGAATTTCACTTTTGCATCAATGAAGGCTAGCTCATTGGTGCGATCGTTGAAGGTCTTTTGGTTTTCGGTTGTGATGCCAAACCAAACGTTTCTGGGGGCAATCATGAAGGTTCGCCATTTGTCCGCGACTTCGGCTCCGGGGGTGCCTTGCCAGTCACGCATGACAGATGCCATTCGATCGTGAAACAACTCTGGACGCTTGGTTACTAACTGCCAGTCGAGGTTTGGGGTTTCCTGAATCAATTCAAGTAAATCGCAAAGCCAGTGAGACGGAACTTCTGGATCTAACCAATCGGCTAGGCTTGCACAGAAAACTTTGGTGCGGACTCCAGCTTTTGCTGATTTTCGATCGAGCGATCGGACAGCTTTCCAATTGGATTTGCTTGTTCGATGGCGTTGTTTGCCTTTGCCCCATTCGATGCCCATAGTGCGAACAGGAGTGGAATGTTCGGCGTAGCAATTGGCGCAACCGGGCGATACTTTGGTGCATCCGATCCACGGGTTAAAGGTGTAGTCGGTCCATTCGATTAGTGATTTTTGCATGATTTTACTTTATTGATTTGATAGGAGAATCTAACTTTTTCTAAAGTGCTCTGATCAAGACTCCAGAGACCTTGCTGACCTTTACTAACTCGAACGTCGTCAATGGGTAGACATTATCTAGAACCCATCCATAGGGGCCTGAAAACCATTCTGAGCTTGAATACTCAACACACCCCACAAAACGGGCCACACAGACGATCAATCCGCAATCTTCTTGATCATTTTCTGGGTTTTCAAATAGCCCTGAAGGGTTTATTTCTTCAAGAAATTGAGCACCATTTTCATCCCACTTTTTCCCATTGTGAATTGCGATGTAAGAGCCAACAGGGAGAAAGCATGGATGGGTTCGATTTTCAACACGTTTATTAAGAGCGCGGACCGCCCATCCCCATGGGCGGTGAAGCGTCAAACCTCTAATTATTGCCATAGTAGTTTAGCTCCAGAATTCTGCGTAATGGAATAAGTGCCACTTGAGGAACGATCGAGTTCCCGAGGGCTTTCAATCGGTCTTTGTGGTTTGGGACTTTGGTCTCAAGCGAGGCGATCGGAAGTGCGCTGGGAAGGTCTTCGAGTTTTAGGAAATGTCGGTCCAATCCGGCGGATAGGTCTAAATGTTTCATAATTGAGCCTTTGTATTTCCGTACTCCCATTCGATCATGAGGCCAAAGCATAGCCACCGATACAAGGGTGAAAATGCGGAATGGACAGGCTTCCAAGTCCACCAGGTCAGGCGAAATCTAAGGCCAATAGAAAACCCTACGATCGGTTTTCCATTCCACAAGCCGACAAAACCACGATCGCGCCAACGCAAACCTAAAAATTCAAGAATTAATTGAATAAGTTCCTTAATCATGATGCGTCCTCAATTCTTTTAAACTGGATCACCCAGACCCATGGATTGGCTTTGATACCGAAACCACGTTTTTTGTTTAACTTGTCCCAGTAATTCAAGAATGCCAATCGTGGGGAGGCAAGGCAGTGGGCCGTATCTTTTGGTTTATCTTCCATACTCCATCGGCAATTGTCGAACTGCCCCCAACCCAAGGGGATATCAGGGATATGTCGGGCACCTTCGGCGATCGCCTCTTCATCGGTAATCGATCGAAGCTTCTCCACTCGAACGTCTTTGATGTCTAGAATCGTTCGACAAGCATTGCGAGGGAGAAATATCGAAGGTCTCCATTTCAAGGGACTTGGGTATGGGTGAGGCATTGGATGCCATCCTGTTGCGTATGGATTCAGTTGAGATGAGGAAACTTCATTAATAAGTTTTTCCCAAACATCATCAACTCGGTATTTCTCCCAAGTATCCCGAGGACTTATGTTTTTGACCGCGCCACCAGCTTTATATTCAATCATCATCCAATCAAAGTCCTCGCCCCAAGAGTTTGGTCGCCAAGTTTCACGGACCCAGAGCCGATCGCCTGCTAGACCGTAGGGGCTTTTAAAGTGCATTTGGGCTGGGCCACCTTCTAGATTTCCAAAACCAGTGATGCAGCCTTTGGGGGTGGAGTTGTCGGTACCGAAGTGAGTGATCCATTCGGGGACTTTATCTAAAACTCTCCGAGTTGTTGTTTTACGACCGTCGGCGATCGCTTGCACCATGGGAGTGCTGAAAAGAGTTGGCGAATCTTTCATTTCATCTCCCATAGCAGTGGCTGGATATTACCTAAAGAGTCTAGAGGCTCATCAATCAACGTTGAACCAACAATTTCATCCCCGGTCCATTTATCCGGAAAAACTTTAAGTTCAATGCTTTCTCTGATAAATGCTTCCTCTTCAGGGTTGAGTATATTGATGAGAGGTCGCCCAAATTGAAGCGCCGAAACGTTAACTTCTCGTTGTATTTCAATCAATATCTCCAACATTTTGAGACGGACCTCTAAGGTGACAGGACCAAATCGCCCTTGATTTGCAACGAGAGAACCGTCTTTCTTTGTTTCACCTCCTACTTTCCGAAGGCGATTGCTCCTATCTCTAGCCATTAAATGGACAGCGGAAATTTTTCGCAATGGAGACAGGTAAGCCCATTTTGGATTTTTCAGCAATCGCTCAAGAGCCGTGTCTACAGTTGAGACTAAAGGGCATCCAATACAACCTGTTCGAGCATTTATCGGTTCATCGCCATTCTCAATTGATTCTGTCATTCCATAAGCTTCAGCGACTTCGACGACGGGATACCCATGCTCAACATCAGCAACAACAATCCAATCCCAGATATGGCAAACTCGCCAATGGATTAATGGGGCCAGCGTTGCAAGCCGATCGCCTGCCATTGACTGAAAATATCCTTGGCCGCATTCTCCGCCATCTTTAGAGCAAGAGATACTAATTCGGTTGTCCCTTGCGGCGGACTCGCCTAATCGAACTCCAGTGAGCATGAGGGTATTTTTGCCAAGGGACTCCACTGCGTCTTGCATTGGCTCTCCCTTAATTTGCCGAGTACACCAACGCAACGTTCCATTGTTTGGGCTTGGGACTCCACGCCCAAGAATATAAGGCCAGAAACGTTTTTCTAGAGGGGCAACAACGCACTCAGCCTCATATCCGATGTCTCTGCAATATTTCAGCATTTTCATAGCTGTGTTATGGAGTGGAGGCAACTCTTGGCGCGTGTCTGCGTATAGGACTTTTAGCGACTTGGGAGGGGTTATTTGGCCTGTTCGGATCAGGAATAAGACGATCGTAAGCAGTGCCGTCGAATCCTTCCCGCCAGAATAAGCGATCGCCCAGTGATCGAATTCAGCCCCATAGGCTTGAAGAGACTGCTTTGTTAATTCAATTGAATCATCTAAAGATAGGCGGTACTCATCAAACAGTGTTGGTTGTCTCATGCTTGAATTCTCTCCCCATTTTTTTTGATAACGGTTCCTAATCCAGAGCCATTTCCGCAATTGATTTGAACTAAACTGATTGAATCCTCTGGGACTCCGGAAACCCTGATAATACGACTTACTAAAGCGTCAAAATATTGGCGATCTGGACTGAAAACAAGAAAACTCTTTTTCATGAATTTGCCTCGCAAAAGGCTTTCATCGACTCGGTAAATTTATATGGAATTTCTTCACCACGGCTTTGCATTCCATCAAGGATGGAGATTATCGCATCATCGATCGGGTCGGGATAGTCTAAAAAGTCTTTGATAAATGCAGAAACAGTTTCGGCACAACGGCATTTTTTAACATGTTTATCGAAATAGATTTCACCAAGACGCGATGGGCTTGGGATGCCTAAATAATCAGAAGAGTCGATCGGCTCCCAATTGCAATCTGCAAGGGTTTTGAGTGTGCAGACATCGGACAGGAATAGGTATTGTGGTGGGTTGTCTGGGGTGACGCCGAGGTTTACGACTTGGTAGGTGACGGTCGATCGGAACAATTGAGAGGATTCTGTGGATTGGTACATGGTTAAACGATCGCGAGTTCGCGGAGTGGTGTTTGGGCTGATTTGGTGGGGGAGTAAAGAGAGTGGGTTTGGGCGATCGGGGTGAAGACCCAAACATGCTCGGTAGAGACCTCCGTTTGTTTGAATTTTGTCTTCCATCCAGTGGGACGCATACCGTAGTGGTAGCCATGCCGATGGGCAAGTAAGGCAAAACACTTATCAAGTTCGTAACTGAAATTATTGAAGGCGACGATCGCCCCATACTTTAGGATCATCGCTCGTTCCACCGGAGGCGCTCCGCAAAGGGTTGCGTTTTCGTTGGGGTAAGTCTGAGATGGGGGCTTTTTTGAATTAGCGGCGAAATAGGGTGGGTCCAGAAGAGCGATCGAGTCTGGACCGGGCCATTCTTTTAATGCGTTTTCCCAGGAAGATGTAATTCGATCGGGGTAGTGATTAATTGGGTTTAGGAATCGACCTCGTTTGATTAGTCCTCTAATTTTGTGAGGACACGGTTTGATGTTGTGGCGACCACTTCCGTTGTGACGAATGTTGTTGCCAATGCCTAGATTTTGCAAAATCAGGAGAGATTGTGGCGAGTGAAAGCGGTAGGTGCCTTCTGGTAGTTTGTCGCGCAATGAATGCAGATGATCGACTTTCCCCTCCAAGCCATCGCGCAAGGACTCCCAAACGATCGTTAGCTTTTTAGAATCCCATCCACACTCACTCAGTCCGATCGCATTTAGAAAATGATTTGCGAGGGATTTGAGAAAAGCAGTATCACCGAAAGAGTTGCTGTACAGCTTTCGCAATGGCTCAAATGACTCCCCTGCGATGACGATGCGATCGTAGTGGGGGGCGTTCCACTCGTGGGTCTGGAGGTAGCTTTTGCTGAAACCACCGGAGCCATAGAAGGCATCGACGACGATCGGTAGATTTGGGAGATTGAGGGATTGAAGCAACTCCCTGTGTAAGGGTTGAGCTTTATTTCCGGGGTAAGCCACTAAATCAAGCCTCCCGTTGCTGTCTGGACCAAATAACCGCGCCATCCTGGGTGATGGCCATCCAGGTAATTTAACGTCCTCTCCCAAATCTCAACATACTGAAGCTGATCGGCAGTCTCAGATGGTCTTTTTTGGCAGAATCCTAGCTCGATCGCAACTTGAAAAATCAAACGCTCAAATCTTTTTGCGGACTTAGACACGCGCTGAAGTTCAGAGAGAATCTCGGGGGATATTTTCATGATTTGGGGGATGGGGTGATGACGATCGGATTTGGTGGATCCGATCGTCTGAGTTTACTATTTACGCGATCGGTTGTCGATCGGATTTGGTGGATTTTATGGGAGCTTTAGGATCTCCCTTGGGAGCCGTTTTGGGGCTGTCGGATGTACCTGCGTCCCGAGGGGTTTTTAATGCAAATCGAGTTCCAGAGCCACGGGTTTGGCGAGGGACTGGGTTTGGTTTTGGAGTAAAGACAAACCCTTCTGCGTTGGCGGCGACCTCAAAGAGAGACCGAGTTCCACCGCCTTGACTTCCGTTGGGGGCACCTCGGCGACCTGGGGGGACATGCCGATCGCTGCTTTGGGCAAGCATGGGCAAAATCGATCGCGTTGGCGGTTCAGTGGTCTCGGGATTTGGGGTGAGCATGGTGCAGCCTTTGACATCGGGAGCATTCTCACACCGAGGAAACTGAGGACCGCGAGGGTCACGATCGACGCCTTCAGCCAAGGAAGGAGAGCAGACAACTGCTGAAATCGAGAGGAGAAGGACGGCGGAAAGCGATCGGCGAATTAAGGTTTGAGCGCAAAGGCATTCGGCGTTGCTTCCGCCACAGATACCGCAGACAGTCAAGTTTTTTTGCATGAGAGTGAAAAGATTGGAGAAGGGTTGACAAAGATTTTGAAAGGGTTGCAAGGTGGGCAATCGAACTCCGATCGCCCGGATGAATTTAGACTGTGATGGGCGCGTTTTTGTAGATCCAGTCCATGGCCATGCTGCGGCTAAACTGAATCTCTCCAAGCATTCGACGATAGAAGGGAAGCTCCGATTGCTCTAGGTAGTTGAGCATTGCGCGGGCTTCGGCTGCGGTGGGGATTAGATACTCGTACATGGAGATGTAGTAGTCGATCGTTTCTTGAATCGATCGTGGCTCTTGACTCTCAGTAGGAAGTGACATAAGTTAGTCCTGTGTTGAAATGACATTGAAAAAAGCGATTCAGCTTTCCGGGCGGGTCGCTTTTTTCATATCCGTATACTACTATCTTTTTATTATTACTGTCAACCTTGTAATACAAGAAAAATAGTACTATATTGTTTGTAGTAATATAGAGGCTATGCCAGTGAGAAATGTGATTAAAGAATTTGTCGATGGGCGGGGTATTTCTGTTTATCAGTTCCGTGCTGAGACGGGGATTTCGCCAAAGACAGCTTACGACCTGTACAACAACTCGGACCAATTGCCGGGGAGTACCGTACTGTCGAAGCTTTGCGATCGGTACAAGACGCAGCCGACTGCGTTCATTCGATGGTTTGAGGAGGAATAACATGAACTTATTACAGAAAGGCTTTTCAGATATCGAGAAGCATTACAAGATGGCTCGGGCGATTCTTGAGGCAAAAGGAACCCTGAAGGGAAGCCAGTTGTATTGGGAGTCGGGGAAAATAAGAATTTCTGGTTCGCCGGACAATTTAATGCTTTCGATTAATTTCGACGATCGGGCGAACACTGGGCGCGACTTTTGGAGCCAACCCCTGAACGTCTCATCGATCGGATCTATCGAATCGGTCAGCCAACCGCACCTGTCCCAAGCGGAAGCGAAGGAGGGTCGATCGAAAAGCATCTATATCCCTTGGTACTCATTTTTGGTGCGAGAGTATCAGAACCTTTTTGGGAAGCGGTGGGAGGACGACGGTGAATATTAAGCTCTCGACGGACTGGACGATCGCAGACCAGTTGCCCGATCGACAGGGTCCGTTTATTGCAGTAATGGAGGGTAGCCCCGTTCCTTTGCTGGCCACCTTTAACTTGGAAACCCTTGACTGGTATCAGATTTTCCAGAAGAAGGGCAGGAAGGGTGGAATTATTTTGGAATCTACGCTACTTGAGGAGAAGGTTTTGGCGTATCGATCGATCTCTGGTATCTCAATAGAGTTTGAAAGCGACGACGAAGCGGAGGAGTTTAGATAAACTTGTGATGTCAGTTTAATCTTGAAATCCGTTTTGCCCCCAGAATTTCTGGGGGTTTTGTTTTGGGATTATGGACGATCGATCGGCAACACCTCATGAAGTCGAGAGTCACCGTCTTCCATCCAGAAAATTCTAGATTCGTGAATCCAGCAGGATTGGGTGTACTCGAAGAACCAGCGGCTTCCGGGAAGTCGTCCAAGAGTCGGACCGGGGACGGCGGTGCGGACATCGGCGGAAATGGGAACCGATCGGGTGAACTCATGCTCGACGGTCGCAGTCATCGAGGGCGATCGGCGACAGTTGGTGGGGAGTTCAAATATCCATGCGTTGGCCGTGGGGCTTTCGGCGCTGGGATAGATGGGGGCCGCGATCGTTGGGAGTTGTAGACCGATCGTAAGCGCGAGGGTGGAAAGGAGAGGTTTCAGCATTTTTCTTGGGGAATGGGATGATTTAGTCTACCCAAAACAAAACGCCAATCCGGGGATTGGCGCTGAGGATTCACAGGATATTTATAGGATTAGGCGCTGAGTCGGCGGATGGTGCGATCGGGTAGATGGGGGGATCTCAGGCCATTTGTCACGGATGAGATCGCACATTTCGCCAACGGCATAAGTCGATCGCCCGACTGTGTAGCGCATGGCATAGAGAAAAAGAGTTTGGATTTCTTCAGGGGAGAGATTCATTCTTTCCACCCGCTAGCGCGAGGATGACCGCCTCCGCCGTGAGCAGCAGCGATCGCGGTGCAGTTGGTGGTCTTTGGCTTGAAAACCTTCAGGAGCAAGTGACGCAGGGGCGACCAGAGGACTCGGCGAAGGAGGGATTCGATCGGAATATTAGGTGTGGTCGATCGCAGATGGTTTGAGAGTCCATCGACCATCCAGGCGAGGTTAACGCCGTGGTATTTCGCAATGCGGTGGCCGAGTATGGAGTAGTGGGGAGCGATCGCAGAGTCGCCCGTAAAGTCGTAGAAACCACAGGCAATTCCGTCAAGTTCTGCCAGCGTTGACTTTGGAAGCCGATCGGCAATGAGACGATCGCGTTCTTCGATTTCGGGGAGACCTGAACTGAGGAAGAACGGGATTTCGGATTGACTCACATCAACGATGACTGAGTTTAAAAGCGCCAACTGTTCGATCGTTCCGAGGCTTTTTATCCGTTTTCGATAGAGTCCTAGCCCAAGGTTGATGGCTTCGGATCTGGGCGATCGGCCTTCGTAGTAGCCATCTAAGCCGATGTCTCGACGGCGGACATGTTCTAGGATTTCGGGGATGACGTGGTTTTGTTGGCCGTAGTAGTACTGCCAGACCAATGACGCTCCACACTCTTTGTCGTTGAGAACGGCTCCGGAGAAGTCTTGGAGCCAACCAAATTTATCGGCGTGATGCTCGAAGACGGTGACGATGAGGTTTTCTTGTAACTCCCAGAAAAGAAGCCATCCTTCTGGATAGGAGAAATCTACGATGACCAGTTTTTTGGTTCCTGCGGGGATTTCAATGTCTGGGATAGGTGGATATTCCTTTCGATAGCAAGCTCCAGCAACGGTGACAGATTCGCCGATACCTTGATGGTATCCGTAGGCGACGGCTGCGGCCATGATGCCGTCTGGACAGTCAATACCAGGCTTAGCCTGGTGGTAAATGATGTGTGTGGACATGATTAGGATCGATGGGGTGAATATTTTCTGCTTTAAATTACAGATCAGTCAGAAGCCAACACCTTCATCAGTTCGGGTGAGAGGTCCGCACGGCTTCCGATCGCTCAGCGAACTGAGTAATGATCGTCAGAAGCCAACACCGTGATCAGTTCGGGAGAGAGGTCCGCACGGCTTCCGATCGCTCGGCGAACATCCTCATCTCGATCAGAAGCCAACACCGTCATCAGTTCGGGAGAGAGGTCCGCACGGCTTCCGATCGCTCGGCGAACTGAGTAATGATCGTCAGAAGCCAACACCGTCATCAGTTCGGGAGAGAGGT